GACCGGGGGGAGGGGGTCCAAAAATCACACCCCCTCTTTGATCGCCCGGCCCCCAAAAAAAGCCCCGGGGGAACTTTTTCATAGATGTCTTTCAAACGCACCCAGGTGTTAAAGGGTTTTACCCTCCCCCTTTTAATAAGTTGGATCTGCTACGCCAACCTGGGTGTGTCTAAAAGACATCTAAACACGGGGTAAACTAATAGAAAGGAGCATTGAAGTGGCCAAAAAGACAACTAAACCAGTAATAAAGTCTAGACCTGGATTAACTCCAGAATCGAGAGAAAACCAGCTGATCTCGTTGGCCATAGATTTGGCCGAAAAGCAGCTAAGAGAAGGTACAGCATCTTCTCAAGTGATATCACACTTTCTTAAATTAGGTTCAACCATAAGTATGTTGGAGAAACAAACCCTGGCTAAAAATCTAGACTTAATTACAGCTAAGACAGAGGCTATTAAGTCAGGAAAAGTAATAGAGGAACTTTACACAAACGCTTTAGCAGCCATGAGGAAGTATAGTGGGAATAATTCGGACGTATGATGAACTAATGTCACTGAGATCCTTCGATGAAAGATACGAATATCTAAAACTAAACGGTAAAGTTTCAGATCTAACATTCGGTTTCGATAGATATCTTAACCAAGTGTTTTACAAATCTCCAATATGGTTAGAAACTAGAAGAGACATCATAGTTCGTGATTTGGGATGTGATTTGGGATTGGAAGGTTACGAGATATATAAGGGAATAATAGTTCATCACATGAATCCAATATGTATATCAGACATTCTTGATCGTACAGATTATTTACTTAATCCGGATTACTTAATATGTACTTGTCTTAACACACACAATGCAATTCACTATGGAACCAGATCTCCAAATGTAATAACCGAAAGACGAAGAGGTGATACATGTCCTTGGAAACGCTAAAGGGGGTGATGATGTGGATAGTATATTAGACACTATAAAAAAGTTATTAGGTATTGACGCTTCTGATACTAGTTTCGATACCGACATTATAGTAAGTATTAACTCGGCGATATTTGGTTTATCTCAGATGGGTATAGGTCCAAACAATACTTTTATGATTACCTCTAAAGATCAAACATGGTCTGATTATATCGGTAGTAGTATAAAATTAGAGGGCGTTAAAAGCTATCTGTATTTAAAAACCAAAATGGTATTCGATCCTCCTACAAATTCTACAGTCGTTGAGGCATTTAACAAGAGTCTCCAAGAATTAGAGTGGAGGATGATGTTGGCTGTAGAAAGTAATAATTTGGAGGTGTAGAATGCAAATATACAACAGTGAAATATATCACTTTGGAGTTATTGGTATGAAGTGGCGTCGTCATAGGACAATTAAAGATGCACAAAAAGATGCTCATGAATTCGCAAGAGCTAAAATGTTTTATGGTAAGGGTGCAGGAACAAGGCGTAAATTAATCAAGGCTGCTGTGGAATCAAAGTCAAAAGATAAACTATATAAAGATGAATTTGATAAAGCTTTAGCTAAACAAGATATGGGCGAACATGCCAAAAAAGCTAAAGTAGAAAGAATTAGTAAGGATGCTGCCGAAAGCGTAACTAAGACGACTAAAGGTTTTATGAATTTAACCATGGGTAACGCAGTTAGAGTTAGTTCAACTGCAGCCGGATTATATGCCGTTGCCAAAATGACAGGTATGGATAAGAAGATAGTAGAAGTTTCAAAAGATACCATGCGTGCTGGACTTAATTTCGTCATGGATCGAATGCACAAAGGGGTGTATTAGAATGAGCGATAACGAACTACAACACTTCGGTATTAAGGGTATGAAATGGGGACACCATAAGGCGATAGTGGAGAATGCGGTTAATAAAATTGCAACAGCAGCAGAGAGAAAAGTCTTTTCAATAGGTGCGAAGATAAACCCACGAGAATTAACTTATAAAGTTCGTAAAATGACAAATAAAGTTAATGAAGACGTTAAATTATTATCCGACTTAACCATAAACCACGTGAAGCAAGTAGGGGTATTACCAAATAACCATAACGCTCTAAAGTCTATAGAAAGCGTTGGTATAAACGCTCACAAAGATGCGGTTTATAATAACTTAAATGATAAAGATCTTGAAAAACTAAAAACATATACAGACTCTGCTAGATATTCAAGAAACGTTAATAGTTTTTTAGCTATTGGTGAACCAAAATCTTATGCCGATGAGGCTTTGAAACTTAAACAGACCTTACAAAAAAATCACGTTGATAATCAGATAGTTTATAGGAGTTGTAACATAAAATTCTCGATGAATGGTATTGCCAAAAAGACTGATACCATGAGTGATAAAGAAAGAGAACAAGTATTCTCACAATTATCTAGGAATTTCTCCGGAAAATCAAACAAAGAAAACCGGGTATTCTCAACGAGTACTTCACCCTTGTTTGCTATAGATACTTGGAGATCGGTAAACCCAACCGCAGCTTCAACGTATAATACTTACATGATTATTAACTGTAAGAAATGTCCAGGTCTATTAGCAGATGGTAAAACAAGTGATGGAAAAGCCCTAGTCAACACTAGAAGTAATCAGGAAGCAATTCTAGCTCCTAATAAATTAACATACAGAAAACTAGAGTTTGATAAAGAGCGAAACATGTTTGCGATAACCGTCGACGCTACTTAAAACATGGAGGTGATCAAAATGGATTTAGATTATAAGAATTTTGTAGAAAGAATGGGTAGCTTTGAAGATAATATAGACATAACCGACGATGACAAAGATCTTCGCCAAAGTGGTATTGTTGGTAAATGTATAGTTACCAGAAATCGAAGTGCAATAATGGATTCTGATGTGGAATTACAACACTTTGGAATTAGAGGTATGAAATGGGGACACCATAAAGCTATTAACGCTAACGTTATTGGAAAGGCGGCAAAGACAGGACAAGATTTAGCGTCATTGGGTCAAACGATCAATAAAACTGGATATAATAAGAAGGCTCTAGCTGATGCTAAACATTTGAGTGATGATGATCTCAAGAAACTAACAAATAGATTAAATTTAGAAAACAACTATATAAATGCCATGAATCAACAGTCGGGTAGGAGTAAAGTCGAGAGTATATTAACAACAGCTGGTTCAGCGTTAGCGGTTGCTTCTAGTGCAGCAGTATTATATGAAACAATTAGAAAGTTTAAGGGTTAAATATCATGGTTTACGATAACGAACTACAACACTTTGGGATTAAAGGAATGAAGTGGGGTAAAAGAACAATAACCAAAATAAAGAAAGCAAACGATGACTATAAAATAAAAATCGATAAGATAGCCAACTCAAAGACTGCTCATCCTACAGATGTTGAAATAGCAAAAAAAGTAAATAAGAGTATGACGGCTAGAGTCGCCGAAGCAACGACGCAAGCAGTCATATCGACATTGGCGGCTGACCTATTTACCGGAAGACTAAAGAACTATGGAAGAATAACTCCTCAAGAGGCGATTTCTAAATTTACAAACATTGGAAAAGATGTAGCTATGAAATTAGCTAGCGATGAAGCGTTCGCTAGATCCGTTGCTAACAAGTATGACATCCATGGAAATAGAGTTAAGGGTAAAAACAGTTCACGTTTTACTAGAGAAGAAGTTGCCGGGGCGGCTATATCAACTGTGAATACTGCTATTAAATTAGCGCCTGTAATTCGATTACTTGCTGGCATGCACATGTCCCAGGTTAACGAAAAGAGACGAGCTGGTGAGGCCGCATTCAACAGATGGGGTGGTAGAATCCTAAACGATAGTAATCCTGACTATTCAAATATCATACCAAACGTTAAATATACCGTAAATTAGAGGTGATCCAAAATGGCATTAAGCAATACTGCGGTTCCCATCTACTATGGACTATTTAGAGAAGCTGTAATACGTGGAGAGATACCTGTATGTAGAGAAGTTGCCATGGAGATGAACCGTATAGATGATCTTATAGATAATCCAGGAATATATTATGACGATGAAGCCGTTGAGGGTTTTATACTTTATTGTAATGAAGAATTAACACTTACCGATGGATCGCCGATGCAATTATTAGAAACATTTAAATTGTGGGCAGAGCAAATATTCGGATGGTATTATTATGTAGAGAAGAGTGTCTATGTTCCTAGTGAAGATGGGCATGGTCCTGGGAGATATGAGAAACGTCGAATCAAGAAGAGATTAATAAATAAGCAATATTTAATAGTTGCCAGAGGTGCAGCTAAATCTATGTATGCTGAATGTATTCAAAACTACTTCCTCAATGTTGATACATCAACCACACATCAGATAACCACAGCTCCGACGATGAAACAGGCAGAAGAAGTTATGGCTCCGTTCCGAACTGCTATAATACAAAGTAGAGGTCCTTTATATAAGTTCCTAACAGAGGGATCTATACAAAATACTACGGGCAGTCGAGCTACTAGACAAAAATTAGTCGCAACAAAGAAGGGTATAGAGAATTTCCTAACTGGATCTCTATTGGAAGTAAGACCAATGTCTATCAATAAACTTCAGGGGTTAAGACCTAAGATAACTACTGTTGATGAATGGTTATCTGGAGACATAAGGGAAGATGTAATCGGCGCTATAGAACAGGGTGCGTCTAAGATAGATGACTATCTTATAGTATCCATAAGTTCCGAAGGTACCGTTCGTAATGGCGCTGGTGATACTATCAAAATGGAGTTAATGGATATACTTAAAGGTGATTACATTAATCCACACGTTAGTATATGGTATTATAAATTAGATAATATAGATGAGGTTAACGATCCCGATCGATGGTTAAAAGCTAATCCTAACTTAGGAAAGACTGTTTCCTATGAGACATATCAACTTGATGTTGAAAGAGCCGAAAATGCACCAGCTTCTAGAAATGATATATTAGCTAAGCGTTTCGGTATACCTATGGAAGGGTACACATATTATTTCACATATGAAGAGACGTTACCACATAGAAAAAGGGATTTTTGGCAATTACCATGCTCGATGGGCGCCGATTTATCTCAGGGTGACGACTTCTGTGCGTTCACATTTATGTTTCCATTTAATGATGGTTGCTTTGGAGTTAAAACCCGTGCTTATATAACAAATTTAACACTATCAAAACTACCATCAGCTATGAGATTTAAATATGAACAATTTATAGATGAAGGATCACTTATCGTATTAGAAGGAACCGTTCTCGATATGGATGAAGTGTATGACGATTTAGATGCTCACATAGTCGATATGGGATACGACGTTCGATGTTTTGGATATGACCCATATAACGCAAAAAGTTTCGTTGAAAGATGGGAAACTGATAATGGTTCGTTTGGAATAGTCAAGGTTATTCAGGGGGCTAAAACTGAATCAGTACCACTTGGTGAATTAAAAAACCTAAGCGAGGAAAGAATGCTATTATTCGATGAAGAACTAATGTCGTTTACTATGGGTAATTGTATAACATTAGAAGATACTAATGGAAATAGGAAGTTGTTAAAAAAGCGAAACGAGCAGAAGATAGACTGCGTATCGGCTATGATGGATTCTTTTGTAGCCTATAAAGCTAATAAGGATGCTTTCTAGAAAGGGGATAGATATGAAACTTAAAGATAGACTCCAACACGCTTGGAATGCATTTACAAATCGAGATCCGACTTATGATTACGGTTATACTGGTGAACATAGTAGTTCTTATAGACCAGATAGACCTAGGTTATCTAGAGGTAATGAACGATCCATAGCCACGTCGGTGTTGAATAGAATAGCGATGGACGCTGCCGCAATTAACGTGCGACATGCTAAGATGGATCAAAATGATAGGTTTCTATCATATGTTAATTCTGGTTTGAATAATTGTTTATCGTTAGAAGCCAATAAAGATCAAACTGGAAGATCATTCATACAGGATGTTGTATTATCATTATTGGATGAGGGCTGTGTTGCTATAGTTCCAGTTGATACGAGTATAAGTCCAAGTGAAAGTAACAGTATAGACATATTAACTATGAGAACAGGGAGGATTAAAGAATGGTTTCCTAATCACGTAATCGTTGAATTATACAACGACCAAAGAGGAATAAACCAAGAAATAAAACTCGCTAAAAACACCATCGGAATCGTTGAGAATCCGTTGTATGCTGTTATAAATGAACCAAACAGTACTTTACAAAGACTCGTACGAAAGTTAGTACTGCTTGATAGTGTGGATAATCAGAACACGTCTAATAAACTAGATATGATAATCCAACTACCTTACGTTATAAAAACAGAAGCTCGAAGAAGAGAAGCAGAAAAGAGAAGAATGGATTTAGAGGATCAATTGGCCAGTTCAAAATATGGTATTGGTTATATAGATGGTACTGAGAAAGTAACTCAACTTAATCGTTCGGTAGAGAATAATCTAATGGGTCAGATAGAATATTTAACGAGTATGCTATATAGCCAGTTAGGTATAACGACTGGGGTGTTAGATGGAACTGCTGATGAGAAAACAATGTTGAATTACTATAATAGAACCGTCGAACCGATACTAATGGCTGTGTGTGATGAGATGAAGAGAAAATTCCTTACTAAAACAGCTAGAACACAAGGTCAATCAGTAATATACATGAGAGATCCATTTAAACTACTACCTATTAATGATCTTGCCGACATAGCTGATAAGTTCACGAGAAATGAGATTCTAACAGCTAATGAATTAAGACAGGGTATAGGTATAAAACCATCCGATGATCCTAAAGCAGACAAACTGCAAAATTCAAACATGCCGCAACCGGCAGAGTCAACCCCTCCAACGAATCCACAAGATAATGTGGTAAATGATGGAGTAGAATAAATATTAATGTAAAAAACAGGGAGGTAAATAAATGGAATATGATTTCAGTGGATGGGCTACCAAGAATAATTTAAAATGTTCAGATGGCCTAACAATAGTTAAAGATGCATTTAAACATAATAGTGGGACTACGGTGCCATTGGTTTGGAACCACGAGCATAACAGCCCAGACAATGTTTTGGGACATGCTATATTAGAGAACAGAGATGACGGGGTGTATGCGTATTGTTCATTCAATGATACTCCAACAGCACAAAATGCTAAGAACATGGTACAACACGGTGACGTAGTTGCATTGTCAATATACGCTAACCAATTGAAGAAACAAGGTAATTTTGTAATGCATGGTCAGATAAGGGAAGTATCATTAGTGTTAGCTGGAGCTAATCCTGGCGCTTTCATAGACGATGTCATAGTTCACGGAATGCGTGTAGATGATGAAGCTGTAATGTTTACCGGCGAAGAGATAGAATTATACCATAGCGACGGTAAAAAGAAGGAGGTTAAACCAGCAGAAAAAGACAAACCAGATGATAAATCTAAAGAAAAGACAGTAGAAGAAGTGTTTAACGCTTTAACTGAAGAGCAAAAGAATGTGGTATATGCCATAGTTGGTGCAGCAGTAGAAGAAAATCAAAATGGTTCAAATAATGATGATAAAGGAGACGATGGAATGAAACAAAACGTATTCAACAAAGAAAACAAAGAGGAAGTATTATCACACAGTGAGATCGAAGCAATATTTGCTGACGGTAAGAGATATGGAAGTTTAAGGGATTCTGTATTAGCGCACGGGATAACAAACATTGATTACTTATTCCCAGACTATAAAAATGTAGATGCTACTCCTACATTCATACAGAGACCAAACACTTGGGTTGATAACGTATTAAACGGAGTTCACCATACACCATTCTCAAGAATCAAATCAACATATGCTGATATAACAGCAGATGACGCTAGAGCTAAAGGTTATATAAAAGGTAACTTGAAAGTTGAAGAGGTGTTCACACTATTAAAGAGAACTACTTCACCAACAACTATATATAAGAAACAGAAATTAGATAGAGATGATGCTGTTGATATCACAGATTTCGATGTTGTTGCTTGGTTAAAGACTGAAATGAGAATGATGCTTAATGAGGAAATAGCTAGAGCGTTGTTAATCGGTGATGGTAGATTAGGTTCCAGTGATGATAAGATCCCAGAAACAAACATTAGACCTATATGGACTGATGCTGATCTATACACTATAAAATCACTTACTGACATTAAGACTCTAACTACACCAGATGCTGTTGCTAAAGCCTTTATCAGAGCAGCTGTTAAGGCTAGAAAGAACTATAAAGGATCTGGAGAACCAACCCTATATACTACTGAAGATATGTTAACTGATATGTTATTACTTGAAGATACAACTGGTAGAATAATTTATGACAGTGTTGAGAAATTAAAATCCCAGTTAAGAGTTAAAGATATAGTTACTGTTCCAAGCATGGAAAACCTAACTAGAGTTGATGATTCTAAGACTAAAACTCTACAGGGTATAATCGTAAACCTTGTTGACTACAACATTGGTGCTGACAAGGGTGGAGCTATTAACATGTTCGACGATTTCGACATCGACTACAATGCTCAGAAATACTTAATCGAAACTAGATGCTCAGGAGCATTAGTTAAACCTTATTCAGCTATAACAATTGAGTGTTACACATCTGTTTAGGATCTATAGAACATGCCTAAGTGTTCTGGTGTTATAGGTTATGCTCTGGCTGGGGAAACTCAGCCTGGAGTGTGGACCGAAGGTATAACTGAAAAGGTGTATTACGGTGACGTTGTAAGAGATAGTAGAAGAATAGTCGATCAAGGAGAAATCAATGGTAGTATAAACATTAATAACAACATCAGCGTCGTGTCTAATAAGTTTATGTTAGATAACCTTGCTTTCATGCGATATATAAGCTTTGCAAAATCAAAATGGGAGATAAGTTCAGTAGATATTAAACCACCTAGAATAGTAATAACTTTAGGAGGTTTGTATAATGGGTAGTAGATTAGACTTACACAATTTATTATTATCCATTGGAGGACCGAATGTATATTATCAGGTGCCGAGTAGTTTAACAATTAAATACCCGGCCATAAAATATTCGGTAGATAGAATAGAAAATGACCATGCTAACGATTTAGTATATCATCAAGAAAAATCTTACTCAGTAACAGTTATGAGTACGGATGCTGATTGTGATATAGTAGATAAAATATCTAGACTACCAAAATGTAGTTTCGATAGACGATTTATATCAGACAATATTTATCACACAATATTTAATATGTATTATTAAGGAGGAATTATAATATGGCAAAATTAGTTTGGGATCAAGCCGGAGAGAAACTTTACGAAACCGGTGTCAAAAATGGTGTTTTATATGTACAAGATGCAGCAGGGACATATCCAACAGGTGTTGCTTGGAATGGTTTAACAGCGGTAACTGAAAGTCCATCAGGTGCTGAGGCTTCACCATTATATGCTGATGATATAAAATATTTAACTCTAATGTCAGCAGAGGAATTTGGTGCTACTATTGAAGCGTACACTTATCCAGATGCGTTTGCGGAATGTGATGGTTCAGCGTCACTAGCAACTGGGGTTGCAATAGGACAACAAACTAGAAAATCATTCGGTATGGCATATAAGACAACTCTTGGTAATGACACAGAGGGTGATGATCATGGATATAAACTTCACATAATCTATGGTGCATTAGCAGCCCCTTCAGAGAAAGCTTATCAATCAATTAATGATTCACCTGAGGCTATAACTTTCTCATGGGAAGTAACAACTACACCGGTAAATGTTACTGGACATAAACCAACATCATCAATAACAATAGATTCAACTAAAGCAGACCCTACTAAGTTAGCGGCTCTTGAAGTTATTCTATTTGGTGATACTACTGGTACTGCTCATTTACCTCTACCTGATGAAATAAAGACTTTAATGACACCTTAGTAAATTATGAGTCCTTATCTTAATTGATAGGGACTCTTTTAAAATTGGAGGAATTCAAAATGGATAAGATGCTAAATAAAGCTAAGAAACTGGTCGTTGATTACTTTAACAACAACGTTAATCAAACCGATGGTTTCGAAATAAACGAGGAACAAGTGTTTGTAGTATGGTTCTGTAAAACACTACAGAATTGGAAAGCACTAGTAAGTACTACAGTATCGGATGGTATGTATTATGAGATAACTTATAATGGTGATAAGAAAGAGGTTTACTTAGATGCATACAAGAAATGGGAAAACAAGCGTATAGTTGATTAAATAGAAAGAAGGGGATTATTATACAATTAAGTGCAACTGTTGAAATGATGAATAGTACAGATTTCAAGGAAAGATTCAGGGCTGAATATTTTCAGTTAGAGAATAGGATAAATGGTTTATCAGTAATGCTAGATAAATATAGAAAGAATCAATTAAATTTCAAACCTAATTGCAGCATTAAATTATTAGATGGACAATTAAGAGCTATGTTAATCTATAAAACACATCTGGTTGAAAGGGCTAAATTAGAAGGTATCAGTCTTGAAGAAATTGTTGAGACTGCAGCAGAAGGAACACAAACAGAAACAAAATAAATAATTTAAATTTGGAGGGAATAATAAAATGTTAAAGAAAACAATTAAGTATGTAGATTTTGATGGTAATGAAAGAACTGAGGATTTTTACTTCAACCTAACAAAGGCTGAAGCAACCGAAATGGAAATGTCAACAGAAGGTGGACTTGCTAATTCTCTAAAAAGGATTGTAGAGGACAAGGACGCTAAGAGAATTATAGAATCATTTAAAGACATAATTTTAAGATCTTATGGTGTGAAATCTCCAGATGGTAAGAGATTTATAAAGAATCAAGAGCTAAGAGATGAATTCTCTCAGACAGCAGCATACAGTGAATTATTCATGGAATTGGCAACCGATGCTGAGGCTGCGTCAAAATTCGTAAATGGTATTATACCATCTGTAATTAATAAATAAATTTGGGAAGAGGTTTAAAATGGAAAAATATATAGGTGTTAAATTAATAGATGCTGAACCAATGACTCTCGGTCAGTATAATAATTTTAAAGGATGGCAAATTCCAAAGGATGAAGACCCAAATAGCGAAGGATATAAAGTTAAGTACTCTGACGAATATGTATCTTGGAGTCCTAAGAATGTTTTTGAAGAAGCATATAGACTAATTACGGATATGACTTTTGGACTTGCCATAGAGGCTGTTAAGAAAGGCTTTAGAGTTGCTCGTAACGGTTGGAATGGTAAAGGTATGTACGTCTATTACGTCCCTGCCAATTCTTATACCGCCTTAACTGAGGTTGCTAAAGAGCAATTTGGGGAAGTGGTTCCTTATAATCCTTACTTTGCAATTAGAAACGTAAACGGAACGGTTAGTACATGGGTTCCATCAATAAATGATTGTCTTGCTGAGGATTGGCGTATTATACTATAAATTTAATAAAAAGGGGGAGACCATTAGATGTTAAAGATAACTATACCTTCAGTCGAATTGTATGATGAGAGTAAAGGTGAATTCATATACACCAAGGGTCAAACACTGACCCTAGAACATTCTTTGGTCTCCCTTTCAAAATGGGAATCAAAGTGGAACAAACCTTTCCTATCCAAGGATAATAAAACAATAGAAGAAACGATAGATTATGTAAAATGCATGACAATAACACAGAACGTCGATGAGGACGTGTATAAATATCTAACAGATAATAATATGAACCAGGTTAGTAAATATATAGAGGCGGATATGACCGCAACAACCTTTCCGAATTCAAAGAAGAATATTAATAGAGAGATAATAACAGCTGAAGTCATCTATTACTGGATGATAGCTTTAAATATACCATTCGAATGTCAGAAATGGCATCTGAATAGACTATTGACACTTATTAACGTTTGTAACATAAAAAACACACCACCTAAGAAGATGAGTAAAAAAGAGTTGGCTAGTAGAAATGCATCTCTAAATGCTGCTCGAAGAAATGCTTTAGGAAGTAGGGGGTGATCTATATAATAAGGATATTTAACAAGGGTAATTTTAATAAAACAGAAAAATTCTTTAAGGGATCTGTAAATTCAGATTTTTTAAAAGTCTTAGATTCATATGCTAGAGATGGTGTTTCAGCACTTGCTTCAGCCACTCCCGTTGATTCAGGAGAGACTAGAAACTCATGGACATATGAAATTAAGAAATATAAGAGTGGGGCTAAAATAGTCTGGCTTAATACGAACGTAGTTAACGGCGTCCCGATTGCTATAATACTTCAATATGGTCATGGTACTGGAAATGGAGGTTATGTTGAGGGGAGAGATTATATAAACCCAGCCATTAGACCGATATTTGATAAGATTGCTGAAGAAGCATGGAAGGAGGTAACTAAACTATGAGTAGTATTGATGAACGAGTTGTCCAAATGCGATTTGATAATGGTCAGTTTGAAGGCGGGATACGAGATAGTGTCAAATCGCTTGATAATCTAAAGAAGAGTCTTAATTTAGAAGGAGCTGCCAGAGGGTTAAACGAAATAGATAGAGCTGGGAGATCGCTTTCTCTAGCAGGAATGGCGAGTAATGTTGACTCTATAGCTAGTAGATTTACAAACCTTGGTATTGTCGGTGTTACGGCATTAACTAATATAGCTAATTCCGCATTGGAGACCGGTAAGAATTTGTTGTCTTCGTTAACTATAGATCCAATCACTACAGGTTTTGAAGAATATGAAACTAAGATGGGTTCTATTCAAACTATCTTAACTAACACCGCAAGTAAAGGAACTACGTTAGATGACGTTAATAAAGCCCTTGACGAATTGAACACATACTCCGACCAAACAATATATAACTTCGCAGAGATGACAAAAAATATAGGTACATTCACCGCAGCTGGAGTAGATCTAAACACGTCAACGATGGCTATAAAGGGTATCGCCAATCTTGCGGCTGGTTCTGGATCTTCTGCTCTACAGGCGTCAACAGCTATGTATCAATTATCACAAGCTATAGCAGCAGGAAAAGTATCTTTAATGGACTGGAACTCAGTAATTAACGCTGGTATGGGTGGTGAACTATTCCAGAAAGCGTTGGAAAAGACCGCAACAGAACTCGGTCATGGTAGGGATATGGCTGTATCCTTTAGGGAATCGTTGGACGCAAAGAAGGGTGATGGTTGGCTTACAAGTGATGTTCTTTTAAAAACATTACAGAAGTTTGCTGATGATCCAGCTTTGGTTAAGGCTGCAACAGAAGTTAAAACCTTTACACAATTATTAAGCACTATGAGAGAATCCGTACAATCAGGATGGGCAAAGACATGGGAATTGATTATTGGTGGTAAAAACGAATCAACAACACTATTGACTGGTATCAGTGGTGTGTTTAGCGCAATAGTTGGTCAATCAGACAAAGCCCGTAATGAAGTAGTAAAAGGTTGGAAGGATTTAGGTGGACGTACAGCTTTAATAGAGTCGTTTAAAAACGCTTTCGATAGTATTATGGGTATCGCTGGTTCCCTAAATGGTGCATTCAGAGATATATTTCCAGCCACGACAGCAAAGCAACTAGTTGCTCTAACACAGGGTTTACAGACATTAACTGCAAATTTGAAAATGAGCGAATTCGATTTAAATAATTTGAGATCCACATTCAAAGGAGTCTTCGCGGTACTAGATATTGGTAAAACGATATTCTTGGGTTTGTTTAATGCTGTAGGTGTAATGTTGGGTGGTGTTGGTAATCTAGCATCAACCATATTAACAGTAACTGGGGCTTTTGGTGAATGGTTAACAGCTCTGGATAACACTATAAAATCTAGTGGTATTATAAATAAAGCACTGTTATCGATAGGTTATGGTATAAATAATGTATTTACTGATATTGGAGGCGTTTTAAATTACTTAGGTGCCAAGTTCATAGAAATTAGAACCGCGGTTCTTAAACAAATTAAATTTGATCCTTGGGTGTCTTTCAGTAATATGTTAACCAATATAGGTAAGGTGGTAACTTATTTAAGTGAAAAGTTATCTGAATTACAAACTAAAATATCAAACATGTTTACTGGTGTAGCACAGAGTTTTGATGGTATTGACATAGGTGGGGCGATCCAAAAAATGTATAATGGTGTGTCAAAGGCATTAGTTGGTTCAAATGATCAAGTAAAGAAAGCTAATGACCAAGTTCAATCATCATTTACAACCAGTATTGATAACTTTATTAAAAATATCGGTAGAATATCAATGGCCGGTATTGGACTTGCTATAGCAAAAATGGTAATGACCTTCACCGAGATGATTAGAAAAAAGGGTGACATAAATAGTATTTTTGATGGTTTAAAAGAGGCTATATCTGGTGGGTTAGGACAAATAACAAGCACGTTAGATAGTGTACGTAGTTGTCTAAAATCATATCAAGATCAATTAAAAGCTGGATTGTTAATCAAAATAGCAACTGCAATAGCAATATTAGCAGCAGCTATAGTTGCTGTATCGTTGGTGGATTCTGCTAAACTAGCAAGTTCATTAGCAGCCATTGGTGGTTTATTTGCTCAGCTATTAATTGCGATGAAATTATTCACACTTATAGGCGAAATGAAAGCATCAGCGATTAAAGCATCTGTGGTAATGATAACCATGTCTACATCAATATTGATAATGGCACATGCCATGCAGATATTGGGTAAGTTAGATGTCACACAGACTATTACAGCATTAGGTTCAGTATTAGCCTTGATGGCTATGATGGCGATGGTTACAAAAGTATTATCGAAAGATTCTGGAACGTTTGTCAAAGGAGCTCTTAGCATAATAGCCTTTGCTGAGGCAATAAAAATATTAGCTCAGGCATGTACAAGTCTTAGCAATTTAAATCCAGAACAACTTAAAAAGGGACTTATAGGAATAGGTGTTTTACTTGCTGAATTATCACTTTTCCTTAATAAAACAAACGCGTCTTTAGGTTTAAAAACAGCAGCTGGAATACTTATTTTATCGGTAGCATTAAATAATATGTATTATGCCGTAAAGAATATAGGCGATCTTAATTGGGAGACTATAAAGAAGGGTCTAATGGGCATAGGTGGCGTATTAGCTGAAGTAGCGACATTTGATAAATTCACATCAAGTTCTAAGAATGTAATCGCAACCTCTATTAGTTTGGGTATCATATCGGTTGCCATGAATAATATGGGTACCGTGTTGAGTAAAATAGGTGAACTTAATTGGGAGGTTATAAAGAAGGGGTTTCTTGGAATCGGTGGAGTATTATTAGAAGTAGCCGCGTTCGATAAATTCACATCTAGTTCTAAGAATGTAATAGCAACATCTGCAAGTTTAGTTATAGTCGCATATGCATTACAGAAAATGTATACACCATTAAGTCAAATTGGAGCACTTAATTGGGAAGACATAAAAAAGGGTTTACTTGGTATGGGTTTAGCATTACTTGAGATATTTGCATTTAATAAATTATCATCAGGTGTGAAGGGAACAATAACAACGACTATTGGTCTAGGAATAACCGTTGGTGCACTTGCATTATTAGCTAAAGATCTACAAGCGTTCGGTGGTATGAATTGGGAAGATATCAAAAAAGGTTTAATTGGTATGGGATTAGCCATGCTTGAAATCTTAATAATGATGAATTCACTTTCGAAATATACTCCCGTAAACGCCATAGCGTTGTTAGAGATATGTACCGCATTAAACATACTAACTAAAGCTTTCCAGAGTTTCGCAACGTTATCGTGGGAAGGTATAGCTAAAGGCATAGTGGCTGTTGGTTTAGCGTTAGGTGTAATTTCGTTATCGATGCAAAAACTCCCCGCAGACTCAATATTTACAGCTTTAGGTTTAACTGGTGTTGCTAGTGCGATGGTAGTAATGACCCAAGCTCTAATACCATTATCTAATTTATCATGGGAAGGTATAATTAAAGGTATAGTTGGTATAGGTGGAAGTTTAGTCGTATTGGCGGGTGGTATAAAATTGATGGAGGGTTCCTTAACAGGAATTCTAACATTAATATTAGCCGCAACTGCTTTAAATTTATTAGTACCACCGATATTACAATTAAGCGCTATAAGTTGGGAAGGCATGTTAAAGAGTTTATTAACATTAGCAGGAGTATTCGTAGTTTTAGGATTGGCGGCTGCAGTATTAGCTCCAGTTGTACCAGCAATGTTTGCTTTATCTGGAGCATTAGTAGTTCTAGGATTAGCTGTAGTTGCTATTGGTGCTGGTGTAGCATTGGCTGCATATGGTTTTGATAAACTCACAGCGTCATTTGCTAAATTAGATGGAACAACGCAACAAGGCGCTGCTAATATATCATCAGCCATGGCTGCTATGGTCAAGGGTATAGGTGATGGTATACCAGCACTTGCTAAGAAAATGGGTGAGGGTATGGTTGCTATGGTTCAATCTATAGCTAATAATATACCAGCATTTGCTAATGGTATTTTTAAGATCATATCTGGAATGCTCGATGTTTTAACTAAATGGGCACCTGTTATAGCTCAAAAGATGTTAAATATAGTATTACTAATGTTGAACGTAGTGGCTCAAAATGTTCCAAGATTTGTTACTGCTGCGGCAGACATAATCGTGGCTTTTATAAACGGTATTTCTGATAATCTACCTAGAATAATAGATTCCGCCTTTAAGTTAATTATTGCGTTTATAAACGGCTTAGCCGATGCTATAAATGGTAATTCAGCTGCTTTAAATGATGCTTGTGTGAAATTAGTTGACGCTATAGTTAATAGTATTGCTGATCTCGGTGGTAAATTTGTTGATGCTGGGGTAAATGCTGTAAAAGGATTTATTAAGGGATTAAAGAGTGATGCTGGAAGTCTTATTGATGCCGGTGCTTCACTTGGTAAATTAGCGTTGCAAGCGGCTAAGGATTCATTAAATATTAAATCACCATCGAGAGTGTTTAGGGATGAAGTCGGAGCGATGGTTGCTGCTGGTATGGCAAGTGGTATTAGGTTGCATGCGAAAGAAGCAGCTGATGCTTCCGAAGAAATGGCTAAAGATGCTGTTGATACTGCTAAAGCTTGGATTGAGGACCGTAAATTCTATAACCAAATAAGTTTGGATGAGGAATTATACGTTTGGGAACAAATACAAGATAAATATGCACAAGGTACTGAAGAACGTGTCAAGGCTGATAAAGAAGCATACACTATAAAAAATGAGATCTATAAGAGGGATTATGATAATGCTTGCAAATGGATAGACGACCAGAAATATTATAATAAACTTTCTATAGAAGATGAATTGAAGACTTGGAAAAACATGCAATCACAATATGCTGCAGGAACCGCCGAAAGAGAGAAAATAGATAGGGAAGTATACAGGGTTCAAAATGAAGTAAATCAGAAGAAGAAAGAATCAGATCAAGAAGTGTTTGATGCCGCTGTTAAGTTGATGGAAGATAGGAAGTATTATAACAAACTTAGTCTAGCAGAGGAATTAGCAGCGTGGCAAGATTTACAGAAGAAATATGCCGAAGGAACTGCTGAACGTGAGAAAGCTGATAGAGAAGCCTATAGAGTTCAGAAAGAAATGAATGATAAACGTAAATCAATAGAGGACGATTATCAATCAAAGGTAAAGAGTGTAAATGAGAAATTAAAAACCGACATAAAGAGTTTAAATGATGCTTATGATCAGGCTCTGAAATCAAAGACTGATTCGTTATATAACGCTTACGGTTTGTTTGATAAGATTCAAGCCCAGAAGCCAGTTAGTGGTAAACAACTAACTGCTAACCTCAAAGGACAGATAACCGAGTTCCAGGATTGGCAGAAAAATCTAGACGAGTTATCGGGTAAAGGAATAAGTTCTGATTTAATGGTCGAATTGAGGAATATGGGTGAGAAGTCAATGATGCAAGTTAAGGCTTTAAATCAAATGACTCAACCGGAGTTGGACGAGTACGTGTCATTATGGAAGACTAAACATAGTGAAGCAGCTGACCAAGCAGTTAGCGAATTAACAACTCTTAAAACTGAAACTGCTGTGAAAATACAAGAGTTAAGAGATCAAGCTAGTAAAGATTTATCAGCGTTAAGACAAGAATGGGCTAATCAAATGGCTCAATTGAATGCTACTTCTGATGAGCAATTAACAACTTTAAATACCACTTATGACACTCAGGTTAATAATTTAGCTGACGGTACAAAACAGAAAATGGTTGATTTGAGTAACAATATTAAAAACATAGACTGGACCAGTGTTGGAATGGCTATAGTGGACGGTATGATAAAGGGTATAAAACAAAAGGCTGCTGAATTAGCACAAATAGCTGCTGAGACAGCTTTAGCCGCATTACAAGCAGCTAAGGATGCCCTAGGAATAGCGTCACCATCTAAAGAGTTCGCTAAACTTGGTATGTACTCTGATATAGGTTTCGCTAATGGTTTAGAAAAGTTTGCTGGTGTTGTAACAACGTCTGCCTCTGGAATAGGTAATTCAGCAATTGATGCGTTAAAATCAAGCATATCCAATATATCAGACATTGTTAATGGGAGCGTGGACACATCACCAGTTATCCGTCCAGTATTAGATTTATCTGATATTAAATCTGGTGGATTATTGGTCGATAAGATGTTTGCTAAAACTCAAGGTATTAATGTTTCATCTATAGCAAATAGAATTCCGAACATATCCACTGGACAACAAGCAACTAGTGGTGTGAGTCAAGTTGGCGATAAAGGTACGTCAATAACGTTTACACAAAATAATTACTCTCCTACGGCTTTATCGAGACTAGATATCTATCGACAAACAAGAAACCAAATCTCGACAATGAAAGGGTTGGTGAGTGATTAATGATAAAATCTGTAAAGGTAACAAATCACTTAGGTGATTCAATCAAAATGGAGTTAGGATTCCCAGAGAAATCTGGGTTTCTTATCCAAAATATAGACGGTCTTGGTCCTAGTAAGGCTACTATAAACTCTACTGAATTATCAACCTCTGATGGGGCGTTGTTTAACTCAGCTAGGGTTGGTTCTAGAAATATAGTACTAACATTAAAATTATTACCTATTCCAAACATCGAGAGTGTTAGACAAAAAACATATAAATATTTCCCAGTAAAGAAAATATTAAAACTTACAATAGAAACTGACAATAGAACATCCAGTATATACGGATATGTTGAATCTAACGACCCAGTAATATTCTCAAATAACGAAACAACACAAATATCAATAGTGTGTCCGGATCCTTATTTCTATTCAGAATATATAAATAATACAATATTCGCTGGTATAGAACCATTGTTTGAGTTTCCATTTTCAAACGAATCATTATCCGAGAATTTAATAGAGATAGGTTCCATCGTCATTAATCAAGAAAAGACGATTGTTTATAGTGGTGATTCAGATATAGGTGTTATTATTTATATTCACGCCATGGGTGAAGCGACCAATATAACTATTTATAATTCCGGGACCCGTGAAGTTATGGATATAGATACTACAAAACTAGTAGCGCTTATTGGATCTGGCATCCAAGCTGGAGATGATATTGTAATATCTACTATTAAGGGACACAAATCTATATACCTAATAAGAGATGGCATATATATGAACATACTTAACTGTTTGGGTAGAGATGCTGATTGGTTCCAGTTAGCTAAAGGTGATAATGTATTTGCGTTCACTTCGGATACAGGAGCGTCAAATTTACAATTTAGGATTGAGAATCAGATAGTTTATGAGGGGGTATGATATATGGAATTATTAGTGTTAGATCCGTCCTTCATAAGCGTGGCTGAATTGGATACTTATGAATCAATAATTTGGTCTGATCGATATTCTAAGTTTGGGGATTTCGAGATCTATATAAAAGCATCGCAAGAAGCGTTTGAAACCCTAAGAGAGGATAACTATCTATTACAAAGGGATTCAGAACACGTCATGATAATTGAGAACCACAAGATAACGTTCGATTCCGAGAGTGGAAATCATTTGATTGTTACTGGACGTTCTTTAGAGACAATTTTAGAACGACGTATTATTTGGAATCAAACGGTGTTAACCGGTAGTCTTCAAAATGGAATACAACAGTTATTAAATGAAAATGCCATATCTCCAACATTACCAGAAAGAGTAATACCTAACTTAGTATTTGAGGCTTCTACAGACCCAGCAATTACTGAGTTAACTGTAGATGCTCAATACATGGGTGATAACTTATACACCACTATTGAAAAACTATGTTCAACTAACAATATAGGATTCAAGATAACGTTATCCGAAACGAATCAATTAATATTCAAGTTGTATGCTGGTGTTAATAGATCGTATGAACAATTCGAAAATTCATATGTTGTATTCTCTCCTAAATTTGAGAATATTATAAATAGTAGTTATTCATTATCCAAAAAGAATGTTAAAAATGTCACATTGGTAATGGGTGAGGAAAGTGGTGACATAGGTATACCTAGAAAAATAGTTACTGTTGGAACCGAAACGGAACTTAATAGGAGAGAGATATACACTGATGCTAGTAGTATGTCACAGACTGTTGACGATGTTTATATGACTGATGAAGAATATATTGCTCAGTTAACACAAAAAGGAAATGAAGTTCTAGACAAAAATAAGATTGATAAATCATTTGATGGTCAGGTAGATACCACTCGTATGTTTAAATACGGTGAAGATTTCAAAATGGGGGATATAGTTCAATTAGTAAGTGATTATGGGATTGAAGGTCAGGCTAGGGTTATAGAGATGATACATTCCCAGAGTGACCAAGGTATATCTTCATACCCGACATTTCAGATGATTTAGATAAAGGAGGTCAAACATGAGTTTAACATTTGGTTTCTATAACTCTATAAACCACGATAGAAAATATAATGCCGAACAATTATCAGCCATATTCGATGGTGTAATTAATGATGGTGTTTTCATGTCTATCGGATCAGCATTAATGGTTACCTCGGTTACAGGTATGTATATTAATGTTGGCGACGGACGTGCTTGGTTTAATAGTACTTGGACGAATAATGACGCGTCTTTACCTTTAACTGTTGAACAATCAGAACTTATATTAAACAGAATCGACACCGTTGTATTGGAAGTTAATTCTGGTGATGATGTAAGAGCTAACAGTATAAAAATATTAAAAGGTACACCAAGTAGTACGCCGGTAGCGCCTACACTTACTAAGACAGAATATGTTAACCAATACCCATTAAGTGATATTTATATAGGGGCTGCTGTAACTGAAATAACACAAGCCAATATAACCAATAGGGTTGGTACCTCGGATTGTCCTTTCGTAACGGGTATTCTAGAAACATTAGATATAGATGCTTTATTGGTACAGTGGAATACTCAGTTCCAAGAAGTTCTTAATACTAGAGATGATGAATATGTAGGGGTTATTAATCAACGTACAGCAGATTTTGATGCCTGGTTTGCCAACATCCAAAACCAATTAAGTGGTGATGTCGCTGGAAATCTACAGGTACAGATAACAAACCTTAAGGATGACTACGACGCCCATGAGGCAGATAATAAAATTCACATCCATTATGGTGGAATGACAACTAATTCCGGAAATAATTATGTTTTAGGTATACCAGTAATAACCTCATTGACAGAGGGGGACATAATCTGTTTTGTTGCTAACGCGTCAAGTAATGGTGCAACCACTTTAAATTGGTCAGGAATGGGTGCCAAGGCGTTAAAGAACGTCGATGGGTCACCAGTTGCTAATCTACTTCAAAATGGAATGTATACATTCAGATATAATGGTACCGATTTAATAATGCAGGGTGGTACTGGAAGTGGATCGGGTGCTGATTTAGAGGCTAGGGAACAAATAGAACAATTGGAAAGAAAAATAGCAGAACAGGGATTAATAGATTTCGTCAATCAATCTGGTTGTGGGTTTTATGATGACTTCGCGACAGATGAATATATAGACAAGGTAAACACTTCGGTAGTCTTTAGCGGTGATGATAAAGCAGTAAGATTCTCAGATAAAGACTTACCAGTAGTCACCTCTTTGGGTAGTTATGTTAACACTAACGTTATTGATGTTGATCAACAGATAATAGTTGGTGATAAGATAAATGGAGTTAATGTTGATTCAGTAACACAAGGTAGCGTTTCAGCAGTTAAAAATCTTACTTCTGATTTACCAATAGTTGATAATTCAGCCTTTGATACTACAATGTGCGCGCCACCACAATATCTGTCCAATGGTTGGATAGTTCTACCAGAATTGAGATCTGGGGTTGGTATATATTTCAGGGTGTCAAAAGACTTTGGTAGTACTTGGTCTGAATTATGTTTCTTTACGACAACGACTATAACAAGATTTGCCGTTACAAGTAAGGGTTTAAACATATATTTTGTTGTTGAGGATGGAACTGAGATTTGGAGTCATAGTTTCAACGCTTCTACGATTACCGATTCAAACATAGTGGGCTCAACAAACCCGGTAAGAATTGATTATTCACAGACTTCGTTTGGTGATGGTATATCATTAATAGTTACATCCGATAATAGATTGATGGTTGCCTATAGTTGTACCAACTCATTATCCACAGCCTTAGGGATCAAAATGGCGTACTCTACAGACCTTGGGGCTACTTGGTCTACACCAATACACGTGGTGACAAGTACTACTATAAATTATTTATACACATGGCCTTGTTTAGTCGAGAAGGCAAATGGTCTAATTTCAATATTATGTTCATATGCTCAAACAACAACTTATAAACGACTTATGTGTTATAATATGAAATCAGATCTAACGGCTTACGACACTAGTGTTATCGTCCATAACAATGCGGGCGTATCAACTAATTATGATCAATTATCACCTGTATGTATGAGGGTTAAAAATGGAACTCATACTGGACGTCTAGTATTAGTATGGTATGGTTATATATCAACAACTTATTACCATATAAAACTATCATATTCTGATGACAATGGAGCGACTTGGAGTAACGGTATAGATTTAACACCAACCGACACATCACTTCACAACATAAATCCAACGTTGATCCATGACAATAATGGTAGGGTATATATCATGTGGTCTGGGAACTATAGTACCACTACTCCTTATAGAATAAAATATAAATATTCAGATGACTGCGTTAGTTTCTCTGATATTATAGCTATAACAACAAACACGACCGGGGTCTACAGTTTACCAATAGCGTTACCGATTGTATTCACAGGAACTCTTCCACCATATATTTATACAGATCGTGTTACAAACACTTTGAGAATGAATGGTAATTTAACGTTTGAAGCCAATTCATCACATCTAACTTTAGCTAGCAATGTTACTATTACTCCGGGGGAAACTCTGACGTTGACTAGAATTATGAAGTTGGCGATGAAGACTCAGAGTTTTGATGACACATTCAATAATCTCAATTTAGCTATCTATCCTAAGGTCGTTAATAAAACAACAGTTAAGGGTGCTGTGAATAATTCGACTAGTGTTGTAACAAACATACCTACTAGAACGTTGTCTGTTGGCGATAAGTTATTTATGAATAACATAATGAACGAGATATTAAATTTAACTCCAAACACAATAAATAATAATAGATCAACTGAAGTAAACACTACGGCAGACGTAATATTCAAATCTGCAAGACCAGTACGTTTAGGTAATGGTTGGATAGTTACAGCTTCGTATAATTCCGCATATACAGATGTTATATTTAATGTATCGAAGGATAATGGAGCTACTTGGATTCCACTAACAACGTGGACAGTAACCAGGTCTACTAATGGTGCCATCGGTATAACTTCAAGAGGAAATAAGGTTTATGCGGTTAGTCAAGTTGGAGGAGATATTGCGTTTACTAGATTTGACGTAACGACGGTTGGTTCAACGGTATCGACGATATCTACAATAGCTGCTATAAGTTCACATACTGCAAAATATACAATCCAAATATTAATTAATGATGCAGGCACAATAAACGTTATCGATAAAGAATATTATGCCTCATCACCATATTATTACAACTCTAATTATAAAAGTTTAGATGACGGAATGACTTGGATGTCACAAGCTGGCGTTGCTGGTGGGGAATCAATAAGTTCCGCAAATGGATATTATGATGTTGCTGCGTGTTATAATCAACTTGGAAATTTAGTCGTTATGACCGTAAACGCCGCAACCATGGCAACCACAATTTGGAATGGCTCATCTTGGGTTACGAATGCGTCTGTAATGTCTATCGCTGGACAGACCAATTTATCAACAGACGTTACTTATAATGGTTTAAACATGTTATTACAGAAATATGGTGCACACGCTGGAAGAATCTGGGCTGTATGGCATGGTATAGACTCTACCGACGCTACCGTGACCAATATAAAAGTTGGTTATTCAGACGATAATGGTACTACATGGAATTATTATAAATTAACCAATGGCAATATTTATGCTCAAATGATGCCTACATTATCAGAGGATCAAAATGGAAACGTAGATGTAGTGTGGAGTGGCTACACAATAGCTTACCCAACCACTTATAATTTAAGAAGAGTCACTTATGATGGATCAAACTGGAGTGCTATAACTGAAATGACAGCCCAAAATGTTGATAACTTCATTACTCCAGCATCTTGTGATAATTTCCATGATTACACAATACCTTTGATATTGTATAAAAATAGTTATAAACTACGTTTCGTTGGGAACTTTGACGTGTTGGGTGGTTATAATCTAACAATGCAAAATGCTGTTACTTTATCAGATGGTGATATTGCTTATATCCAGGACTACACCGTTAAATCAAATAATGTTGATCTAACTATTGATAGTATAGATTCTGAGAAACACGTATTTAAGGGTGAATATCTAGTAACTAAAGATGTAGATCTCGATATAGTCAGCGATCAGGAAACATTATTGGATGGTATATCATATGCCGTTGCGTAAGGAGGGGTATAGATGCCTAAGTATGAAAACAAGCAGATAATAAAACAGAAACAGGAAGAAAAAGATAAGGATGCTAAAATAGCACAACTGGAAGCTGATAAAGCAGCCTTATCCGAGACATTAGATTATATACTAACCGTATTAATACCAAGTTTAACAACGGTGTAGGAAGAAAGGGGGTGAAAAAATGGATACTTTTATTACAGGTAGAATTGAAGAAGCTGCAAAAATTTCTCTAGCTGATGGTCAAAATAAGTATAGAGCATACTTTATAAAGACTAATTTATATGAGTCTAGAAGGGCTAATGTAGATGCTATGTTATTACAAGATGGTTTTGGGAATTGTATAGTAACAGCCTAACCGGAAAATAGAGAGGGTGTGATAATCATATTCTCTCTTCCCAACAAAAGATAAAATATATTTATACACGAAAGTAATATATGGAACGAATAGGGGGACTGGGATGGATACAGCTGTCAATTTAGCAAAACAAAGTGATAGTACGATAATACTTCTAATTGTTGTTGTGGCTATATTATTAATAGCATTATCACCGGTTATGAAGACATTAGCGTCTATAGACAATGCAAAACGAAAACAATACTATGACCGAGAGAGTAGATTAATACAAGTAATAGAAAAGAATACTGAGGTTAATGCGGCTTTGAAAACATTAATAGAAGCCGATCAAAAACATTGTGAAGAATGTCGGGCGGATCAATTGCATTTGTTCCGTAAAGTGTTCGATAATCAGGAAATAGCAAATATGAATTTAGTTGCTATATCAACAAAACTTGGTATAAATAGTGATAAAGAAAATAAGGGGGAAATATAATATGTATAGTGTTGATGAACAACTTATATCTATAAATAGATCGTTTACACCATTTATTCCACAAGGTATGGTTGTGCATTGTACCGATAATTATGGTGATTCTGCTCAAGTGGAGAGGAACGCTTTTAACACCCATCCAGAATTCAAGGCATCAGCTCACGCATTCATAGATCCTATAAGTATAATTCAAACTGTACCTGTAGATGAAAAGGCGTGGCACGCAGGAAGAACTGCAAATGCAAGATTCTTAGGTGTTGAATTATGTATGGCTAAGAACGCTAGTGAATTCCAAGAAATATGGAAAAGGGCAGTATGGTTGTTTGCTGTTTGGATGGTTAATGCTGTAGGAACAACTACAGTAACTTCAGACAACTTATTATCACACGCTGAGGTTAGTGAAAGATTTGGGGAAACAGATCATATGGATCCAGTTGAGTATTTTGCTAAGTATGGTAAAACTGTTGATATGTTTAGAGCGGAGGTTCAAGCTGCAATAGATGGTAAGCCATATGTCAGTGAACCAGCAAAAGCAGAACCAGTAGATAATGAAGCCATAAACCTTCAAAAGGTAATGAATAGACTAAGAATGAGAGATGGAAAAGGAAACCCTCTAGAAGAGGATGGAATAATCGGAACTTGTACTAAACAGGCTGTTAAGAGATTCCAAAATATATGTGGTCTAGAAATAGACGGTATAGCTGGAAATCAAACATGGACTGCTATACACTCTATTCTTGCTAAACCAATGTTAAGTGTTGGTAGTAAAGGAGTAGCTGTAAGATTTGTACAGGCTAGAGTTGGTTGTTCTTATGACGGCATATTCGGTTGGGACACCAATAGACACGTTGCTATATGGCAGGGTCAAAATGGATGTTTACAGGATGGTATTGTCGGACCTAAAACTTGGGATAAAATGATAGGTTAGAAGGAGATTATATTATGGATTTAAGTTTAGCTTTACAATTTATTAAACCCGATCTACTTGTAGTGGTGGTGGCTTGTTATGTATTTGGTATGATTCTAAAGACGTCCTTAATGAAGGATTGGTTAATACCATATGTATTATTAATATTTGCAATAGTTACAACTATATGTTATATGGCAGTAGTATTAGGTGCTGGGTTCACGGGCAAAGTCTTTGTAGAAGGTTTTATACAAGGATTATTCGCAACAGCACTATCCGTATATGGAAATCAATTAATAAAGCAATTTGTTCAGAGACAATAGTCAAAATGGAGGGTAAATAATGGGAGATATAGAAATACTTATAGGTAAGGCAGCGTTGTTAGAACAACTTGCTGAGGAGGCTACCGAATTAGCTAAGGCTGCATTAAAGCAAGCCAGAATAATTAGAGGCGAGAACCCTACACCAGTAACCATAAATGAAGCGTATGCAAGCGTAATGGAAGAATATGCAGACGTTGTACAATGTGCTAGAGAGTTACGTCTAGTAGTAAATGAAGATCAAATACGTAGAAAAGATATACGTTGGCATAATCGTATAAATGAAGGAAAAAAATAAACACCGAGCCTACATGGGCTCTTTGTTTTTCTCCGCCAAATATACATCTACTATTATGAGAAAACATTAGGAGGAATTAAAATGATAATAATAAATTCAATAATAGTAATAATATATTTGGTGTTAGGTGTAACAATGGGAATTAAAGCATGGAATGGTAGAAAGAGAAAAGATAAGAATCTTTGTAACTTCATACTAAATTCTATATTCACACTTATTTGGCCAATAACAATTATTATGTTTGTATGTTTAGATAATAATTCTAAAAATGTTAAATAAGGAAACGAGTCTTACATAGACTCTTTCTTTTTATCGCATAAATTACATAGTATATTATGAAAAGGAGATGTTATAAATGATTAATGAAGAACGAATAAAGGTAACATTATTAATTGATGAGATATCGGATTTAGAGGATGAAATAATTAAACTTAAGAATAAAAGATTAAATTGTATTCGGACAAAACTAGACGATTATAACTTATTAAAATTAGAAGAATTGTTATCTAAAAAATACATTCTTGCAGGAGGATTAATAGCAAAACTCCCTTGGTAAAGGAAGCTTAGGCTTCTTTTTTTTTGTACGCGGATATTACATATTATATTATGAGAAATATATTAGGAGGATGAATATTATGAGTATAACTGAAATGATTTTATCAATGATTATCAAAAAGGGAATAATATATGAAGCACATAAATGTGACATAAATATAGATGTTCCAAATGAAGGTGAAAATATTAAAATAAATTTCAAAGCTGATAATATGAGTTTACGAATAGAAAGATCAAAAGATAAAGAATAGATCGAGTCTTACATAGACTCTTTCTTTTTATCGCAGAATATACATACGCTATTATGAGAAATATGATAGGGGTGAGTTATATGTTTTGGAGAAAAGTAGATGTAACAATAATGACAAGAACTGAGAATGAGGATAATTTTAAAGTTATGAAAGTTATTGACAGAATTAAAGAAGTAGGAACAATACTAGTTAATTGTAGTCAAAAAACTGATGATATTGAAATTGGATTTGTAACAAAGAAGTCAAACGTTAAAAGACTTGAAGAAGATTTAGACTTACTAAGAAGTGTAGGAATCAAAGCGGAGATGAAGATCAAATAGATCCTTCTCTCTTCTTTTCCCACGCGTAATTTACACGTGCTATTATGAGAAATAGATGATGGGTTCGATCCCCATTGAAAAAGCAGGAGGGACTATCTATGATCAGAAATAGACACGGTGTGAAGCGAATGTTGGAGGTGAAAACCCTCTCGCCGTTGTAGGAGTTCGTCTCTCCCTACAACTCTATTTCTTTTTATTTTCTACAAACGATTAAGAAAGGTTGTGTAAACATGTTACAAAAAATAGCATTAATCAAACTTACAATTGTATTGTTAATATCCATTAATTTAGTGAACAATGTCAATCATAGGAAAGAGGTAAGAAAAAAATATCTATCGTTTATTAGTCAAGAATTTGATAGAGATTTAAAAGTGAGAAATTTTGCACTCCAACAACTATTGGTTAAACAAGTCAAAATGGAAGAATCGAGAGATGTTAAAAAAAGAGACATATCAAGGGGTGGAAGTATACAGGAAGAAACATTCGTATTAACTTTTTACACGAGTCTTGATGAAGAAAATGGGTATGGTCCAATTACTTGTAGTGGTAGTAAACTAAGATCTGGAATGGTAGCCAACAATGTGTTACGACAAGGAACTAAGATAATTACAAACGAATATGGTGAATTGGTAGTGGCCGATAGAGGTGGAAATAATTTTAATACTAGACATCGACTTGACGTTTTCATATCTAGAAGAAAGGGGGAGAGCGACTATCAATATAAGAGACGAGTCAATTCAATGGGTGTAGTAAAAGTTAAAGGTTACATAATTAAATAATAATTTAGGAGGTAATTATAATGGGAAGAGGAGATAGACACATACAAAAACAACAAGAATTGAGACAGAGGGCAAACGTTCTTAAACCTTGGGCAAATAGACCAATAACAAGAAGTTGGTTAGGTGATATATATGCTGATAGAGATCGCGAAGGACAAATGAAATTAGCAGAAACGTTGATATCTAAAAGAAAACGCAAATAATATATTTTATGGGGGATGAATAAATGGATCATTATATTTACGAAGGTCCTGTTATGGGTATTAGTCGATTAATGACTTCAAAATGGCGAGGTGAGACGTATGCTATTTCTGAAAAAAAAGCTATTAGTAATTTGAGTAGTCAATTTAAAAAACAATATGGTCTTTTGCAATCGTCTAAAATAACATTAACTGGTAAACCTATAAAAGATCAACGCGCATCTTATACAACTACTATTATGAGAAATAAATAATTAGGAGTGATTAATATGTTTAATGATAAGGAAAAATTAGCGATTGTTGTTGGTGGTGTAGGACTTATAGGAACGGCTATTTACGGGGTATATGCTTACGGTAAATTAAAATTCGTAGAAGGACGTATCAGCAAAACAGAAGAGTTGAGTCCTATTATAAAAGCATTAAGAAACGAATTAGGAGAACTTCTCAACAAAGAAAATTAGAGCTTAGGCTCTTCTTTTTATAAATAATCAGGAGGGATAAACATGATAAAAAACATAATAAGAAAGGATAAACAATTTATATTAAACTTTGCTTCCGTAGTTGGTGTTGGGTTGACTATGTATTCAGCAATAAAGGATACGCATAAAGCTTGTAAATTAATAGATGACGATATGACACTAAGAGAGAAAATAAAAAGAACTTGGAAGTGTTATATTCCATCGGGTATGATAATGACAAGTACAATGTTATGTATTATATATTCTGATAAAGTAACCATGAATGAAAAAATAGCGTTGTTAAACACCCTAACGTCCGTACAAGACAACTATAAATCTTTGAGGGAGAATATAGATCATACTTGTAATCAACAAACCAAAGAAGAAATAATGAAGGAAACTGTTAAAAATAAGGTACCTAAAGATCTTTACCTTGAAAGGACGGGTGAGAAGATATTCTACGAAGAATATACTTCTAAGTTTTTCTCAAGCACAATAGAAAACGTACTTAAAGCTGAATATCTATTCAATAAACAATTATCAATAGTTGGTCATGCGTCTCTTAATGAATTCTATAGATTATTAGGTATACCACAAACAGAGGCTGGGGAAATTCTGGGTTGGTCTGTATGTGAAGGATATGCGTCTACAACGACTAACCCGTGGGTTGATTTCGAACATAGAAAAATGGAAGACGATGCTGGTTGTGAGTATTATTATTTGAATTATTCAAACCAACCGAGAGTGAATTACGATATGTTCTAAGTACGCATATTATACAACTACTATTATGAGAAATATATTATAATAGGAGTGATTTGAAATGGAAAATATTTTAAAGACTATAGGTGGATTATTCAAGAAAGAGGAAAAGAAAGAAAATAAACCAATAGAGATTAAGGTAATAACTGTTGATATGAACAAGGCAAGTGATAGATTTAAGCAATTTGTGGAAAGGGTTAATGCTGGACGATAAGTCCAACAAAGACTCTTCCCCTTTGTTCGCGTAATTTACATGTACTATTATGAGAAATATATTAATTTATGGGGTGATTTATAATGGGTAATAATAATGTAGTTAAAATAGTGTTTATTGTAACTATTGGAGTTATAACAGTATCATATTTAAACGTCGTAAAGAAATGTCTTTAAAAAGTAGAGCTTAGGCTCTTTCTTTTTTCACGCACAATTTACACGTGCTATTATGAGAAATAATTAAATTTTTGGAGGTAATGAAAATGGAAGAAAAAATGAATGGTTTAAACGAATTAGTAGGAAAGGTAGATACTTATTGTAATGAAAACAAAATTGAGTACGTCTTTGCAGCAGTAGCTGAAGGAGGTAAATATGTTAAGGTTTCACACAATACGGTAGCTAACGCAATACTAAAAGAAGCAGCCAAAGTTATTCAAGCATTTATACCAACTAAATAGTTATTCAGAAAAGATCGAGCTTCGGCTCTTTCTTTTTCTTTTAATCTTTGCGCAAGGATTACAAGGGCTATTATGAGAAAAATAATAATTAAAGTGAGGTATTTATTATGTGTAATAATATGGAAACTGAAATATCAAGATTAGTAAGAGAAATAAAAAAGAACGAGAAAGAACTCGAGTCTGCTATGACTTACAAATTGATGGATCAAATACCAATATATGAAAAAATGATAGATAGAAAAATTAAATTATTGGAAATCTTAAAAAAGTAGAGCTTAGGCTCTTTCTTTTTGTTGTACCTCACGCAACAAAAACATAGTGTATTATGAGAAATAAATATTAATTTTAGGAGTGGATAATATGGGTACAGAAAAAGTTATCAAAATGACAGGAATAGCGTTAAGCGTGATCGGAATAGGATTACAAATAGCAACAGGAATATTAGACGATAAGAAACTGGACATTAAAATTGCAAAGGAAGTTAGTAAACATCTCAATAAAAAATAGTGGGGTCTTAACAAAGACTCTTACTATTTGTTTTGATTATTAAGGAGGAAAAATGATGATACCATATTTTAAAGACGCACAAAAACTTATATCGAGGAATGCTTCTGATTTACTTTTAGTCGGAGGTGTCGGTTGTATATTAGCTGGTGGAATATTAGGAATAAAACAAACACCAAAGGCTTTAAAGATAGCTGAAAAAAAGAAGAACGAGACTACTATGGAAAAGGTGAAAGCAATAGCTCCGTTATATATACCGCCCGTATTACTTGCCGGGGTTGGTATAACACAAATAGTATTTTCAAGAAACATAACAAATAATAAGTTGGCCGCAGTGGCTACTGCGTATACAGCATCAGAATCAGCGTTCCGAATATTTAAGGAAAAGGTTAAGGATTCTGTAGATCCAGAAAAATATGATGATATAAGAAGAGAAGTGGCTGCTGAGAAACTAAGAAGAGATCCTATTGGAAATAAGGAAGTTATGGTTACCTCCAAAGGAAATATCCTGATATATGATAGTATGTCTGGACGATATTTTAGAGGTAGTACTGAGGAAATTGATCGTGCGGTAAATGTGATAAATAAGAGATTAAGAAATGACATGACAATACAACTAAATGATTTCTATATAGAACTTGGTATAAACGTTGTAAAAATTGGATGCGAACTCGGATGGGATATTGATAAGGAATATCTAGAGGTTAGTTATAGTTCATCCATCGCTGATAATGGTGAACCATGTTTAGTAATAGATTATGAAGTAGTACCTATACATTATTAAACACGCAGAATATACACACGCTATTATGAGAAATACTTATATTTAAGGAGGAATTTTAAAATGGAAGAAATGCAAAATTTAAATGTTGAGGACACTGTTACTGAAGCGGTAGAGGTGGTTACTGAAAAATTAACTTTTAAAGAAAATTTATTAGCATATGGTATGGCGGGAATCTTTGCAACAGGATTAGTAACAATTGGTTACTTGGGTTACAAAGGAACTAAAGGACTATATTATAAAATTAAAGATAAAAGAGAATCAAAGGTAGAAGCTGAAGTCGTAGACAAGACAGATGAAGACACAGATTATGATGATTTCGAAAATAATGAAAATGATTCAGAAAAATAGTATTTATAAAGATTGAGAACAAATTACAAGTTCTCTCTCTTTTTGTTTTTATTAAATAAGGATGGTGGAAGAATATGGACGAATATAAATCAAACTCCCGTTTCTCAAAAAATAAAGATAAAGGCGGAGAGGTTAAGAAAGAGAAGTTAGAAAAGATAGTTACTGGTACGGTTAAATCTAAAAAGAAAAATGGATTCCTTAGTTCCTTCTTAACAGGTGACATGTTGGATATAAAAGATTACGTTATACAAGATGTATTAATACCAGCTGTTAAAAATACAATTGAGGATATTATAACAAATGGTATATCCATGTTATTGAATAATGGTGAAACTAGACGTGGTAGTAATAGAAGATCATCTACGTCATCAAGAATATCATATAGATCATATTACGAACGTGAAGAAAGTGAAAGAGATAGAGGTAGGAGAAGGGAAACTGGTTATTCATACGACGATGTTATATTAGAATCAAGAGCTGAGGCCGAAGAAGTTATAGCAAGATTAGATGAATTAATCGATGTTTATGGTATGGCGTCTGTAGCAGACTTATACGATCTTGTGGGTATAAGTGGACAATATACTGATAATAAATATGGTTGGACTGATGTTCGTTCAGCTTCTCATGTTAGGGTGAGAGACGGATATCTATTAAAGATGCCTAGAGCAAAACCCCTATAACAACTAATGTTATAAAGTGATTAATTAGGAAAAATATATTAAGGAGCATATGATATGAATATATTGAGTTGTGTTAAGGATGGGTTGAAAATGGGTAAAGATAAAGCCGTAAGTTCTTTAATCAACATAGGAACAGCCTTAAAAAATAAAGAAAATAGAATTATTACTGGTATGGTGTTAGTGGGTCTTGGTGGGGCCCTAATACTATCTTGTTATATTAAAGTACCACAATAAATAAAAATAATGGAGGGTGTAATGATGATATTTAAAGCGATAGTAGCAAAAATAGGAAAATCAGAAGACTATGTTGGAAAACCATTTTTTAACGAGGAACGTAAAGTCGTAGGGTCTATAGTTAAATGTGAGGAAAACGGAGATGGTTTTGAATTAACAATCGATGCTGAATTAAATATCAATCTTGATAAGAAAATATCCTTTTCAATAAATAAAAAATAAATTAAAATAAGGAAGGAAAGATGAAAAATGAATAAACAAAAAATGATACAAAGTTTAAATAAATTCAAATTCGGAGCTATTAAAAAATCACCACAGATATTTATGATTGGTGGAATAATCGGTGTGGTTACCGCAAGCGTGATGGCTTGTAAGGCAACATTAAAATTAAGTGATATTATAGATCAATCCCAGGAGACAATTGGAAAAATACGTGAAATAGAAGCTGATGAAAGTGTGGTTGATTATACATCCGAGAACGCTAGAAAAGATCTAGCTATAGTATATGTTTCAAGAGGATTAAATATTGCTAAATTATATGCCCCTGCCGTTGTGGTTGGTGGAATATCAATTGCCGCATTAATACAATCAAATAGAATATTAAATAGAAGAAATGCTGCATTGGCTGCTGCTTTCACAACTGTTTCAGAATCTTTTGCTAGATACAGAAAGAACGTTGTTGATAAATATGGTGAAAGAATTGACTACGAATTAAGACACGGTATAAAGGCAGAGAAAATATCAGTTACTGACGAAAATGGTAAGACTAAAAAAGAGACTGTAGACGTTGTTACTAATCCAAACACATGTAGTGATTATGCTAGATTCTTTGATGAGAATTGTGACGGATGGGATAAAGATCCTGAATATAGTTTGATGTTCCTAAAAGCGCAACAACAACATGCTAATGATAGATTAGTGGCTCAGGGATATTTATTCTTAAATGATGTTTATAAAATGTTAGGTATTAAAGACTCAAAAGAAGGACAGATAGTTGGTTGGGTATATAATCCGGATAATCCTTCTGGGGATAATTATGTCGATTTCGGTATATACGATGTGATGGTTGAAGGTTATAGAAACGATTATACTAACGAAACTATAAGCGAAGAGAGAAGAGACTTCGTAAATGGTCATAGATCTTCTATATTGTTAGACTTCAATGTTGACGGAAATATATGGGATTTAATGTGAGACATAAACGGTTATGGGTCGGGCAATCCACATAAAAACATGCTTGACTTTTCCTATCTATTATATAAAAATAAAGGAGTGTATTAATATGAAAAGCTTTTTAAGTTTTGTTGCGGGTGTCAGTATCGGCATCGCAATATCATGGAAATTAAACAAAAACAAATATGAAGAAATGGTTCAAGAAGAGGTTGAATCATTAAGAGAATTTAAGAACAAAAAAATGGAAAAAGACGTAAAGGAAGAGACTATCGAAGAAGTAGAAAATATAGACAATAGCGCTGAAGAGGTGTATGAAGAAGAAATGGATAGAGCTAAAAGTATAATAGACTACAATAAATATTCAAATAAAGACGAAATGGGACCTTGTGAAAGGGCTGCAAATAAAAATCCATTATATGTAATAACACCTGAAGACTTTGCTTCACAAGTAGGATATGATACAGATACGTTCTATATATTTGAAGATGATATTATAACCGATGATAATAATCAAATAATAACTAACGTCGAAGAGACTTTTGGTATGACTGTTAAAGAAATACGAAGTCAATTTGGTATCTATGAAGATGCCTCCGTGTATGTTAGAAATGAAAGAATACAGATGGACTATGAGATACTAAGAGAAATAGATACTTATGAAAAAAGGAATGGTGAATAATGCTCAGAGAAGAATATTTTGAATGGTTATGTAGCAAGGTTATAAACAATGATTCAGATGTTAAATATTCTAAATTGATGAGTTGTTTATTTGACTTAATGTTTATTCCTGCTATATCCATGGATGAAAATAGAGCCGATGATGGTAAAAATCTTAGATATAGATTTGGTAGGGAGGCTGAGATACCACGTAGTATCATAGCAAGAGAATTAGATAACGAACAAACTCAACCGATATCTAATTGTAGTATATTGGAAATGATGATAGCGTTATCTATACGATGTGAAGAAACCATTATGACTGATGAAGAGTTCGGTGACAGAACTGGAGAATGGTTCTGGAATATGATTGTATCTTTGGGGCTTGGTACAATGAACGATTCAAGGTTTGATGAGAAATATACAAAAATAGTAATTGATAGATTTATCAACAGACAGTATAAACGAAACGGTGAGGGGGGATTATTCACCGTAGATGGAATAAAGAAAGATATGAGAAAATTTGAAATATGGTATCAGATGTGTTGGTACCTCGATTCTCTATAATTATCTTTACATTGCAAGGGGTGGGGTTACATGAAAAATATAACACCCAAGAAAAAGGGGGCATAGTATGATATGCTCGACTTTTTAATGGTGTCTTCTAGAAGTACAAAGCGTGGATGTATTGAAATATATCCAAAATTCATAATTAAAAAAAGTTCAGATTTAATGATTAGGGGAGGTGATTTCTACTCAATTTGGGATGAGGATAAAGGTCTTTGGTGTACTGATGAAAATGATGCATTAATGATAATAGATAAAATATTAGATGAGTATGCTGAAAAGAATAAAGACACTTTTAATTCAGATGTGAAAATATTACACATGTGGGATGCTGAAACCGGAATGATAGACAACTGGCACAAATATTGTCAGAAACAAATGCGAGATAATTATGTATCTCTTGATGAGAAAATAATGTTCTCAAATAGTAAACTGGATAAGAAGGAATATGCAAGTAGAGTTTTGGATTATCCATTGATAAAGGGTTCATATTCTGGTTTCGATAAACTAATAGGGATTCTATATTCACCTGAAGAACGTCATAAAATTGAATGGGCTATAGGTTCTATCATAACCGGTGAGTCTAAACACATTCAGAAATTTATGGTGTTATATGGTTCTGCTGGAGCTGGTAAGAGTACTATATTAAACATAATACAGGAATTATTCAAAGGTTATTATTCAGTATTCGACGCCAAAGCTCTTGGCTCTTCAAGTAATTCATTTGCATTAGAAGCTTTTAAGAATAACCCATTAGTATCAATACAACATGATGGTGACTTATCAAGGATAGAAGATAATACTAGACTTAATAGTTTGGTATCACACGAGTTGATGACTGTTAATGAAAAATTCAAATCAACTTACGCTTCTAAGTTTAAAGCTTTCTTATTTATGGGTACTAACAAACCTGTAAAAATAACCGATGCTAAATCTGGTTTGATAAGAAGACTTATAGACGTATCCCCTTCAGGGAACAAATTGAGTTATGAGGAATATACTCATATAATGTCAAATATAAAGTTTGAATTAAGTGGTATAGCGTATCATTGTAAAGAAGTCTTTGAGGCTGACCCTAATTATTATGACAGTTACATACCTGTAAATATGTTAGGCGCATCAAATGATTTTTATAACTTTATATTAGATTCATATTATGTATTTTCAAAAGATGATTCAACCACCTTGAAGGCTGCTTGGGAAATGTATAAGAATTATTGTGAAGAATCAAATATACCATATCCTTTCACGCAAAGAGTTTTCAAAGAGGAACTCAAAAACTATTTTGATGACTTTAAAGAAAGAGATGCTATTGACGGGGTAAGGGTTAGAAACGCATATGTTGGTTTCAAGAAAAGCATATTTACCAATAATAAGGACGAAGAAAATGAGGATGAAGTCGTTGTTAATGGATACTCGATTGATTTCAAGGAAAATATAGAATCCATATTTGATAAACAGATGAAAGATAGTATGGCTCAATTAGCAAACGATGAAGGAATACCAACATATAAATGGGATAATGTTAGGACCAAATTAAAAGATATCGACACTAAAAAAGTACATTATGTTAAAGTACCAGAAAATCACATAGTAATAGATTTTGATATACCTGATGAAAATGGCAATAAATCACTAGAGTTAAATTTGAAAGAAGCTAATAAATGGCCTGAAACATATTCTGAATTAAGTAAAAGTGGAGCCGGTATACACTTACATTATATTTATAAAGGTGATGTCAGTAAACTAAGTAGAATATATGGTGAACATATAGAGGTCAAGGTGTACAATGGTAATTCATCATTGAGAAGGAAATTGACTAAATGTAATAATCTACCAATCAATGAGATAAGTTCTGGATTACCACTAAGGGAGGGTAAAAAGAATATGATCGATAACAGCATCATTAAGAACGAAAAAATATTACGTGTAATGGTTAAGAAAAATTTGAAAAAAGAGATACATCAAGGAACTAAACCTAGTGTTGATTTCATATATAAAATATTAGAGGATGCTAAGAAAGAAGGATTTCCATATGATCTAACAGATATGAGAAATGCGGTTTTAGCATTCGCTGCAAATAGTACAAATCAATCTGATTATTGTATAAAACTTGTTAACAAGATGAGTTTTAAATCAGAAGACCCTAGCGTAGCAGTTAGAAGTAAAAAAGACGATATTATATTTTATGACGTTGAGGTATTCCCAAATCTATTTCTAGTAAATTGGAAAATAGAAGGTGAAGGCAAACCCGTTGTAAGAATGATAAATCCTAAACCAGCAGAGATAGAGGAATTGTTGAATTTCAATCTAGTTGGTTTCAATTGTAGACGATATGATAATCATATATTATATGGGTGTCTAATGGGATATACTAATGAGCAACTATATAGATTATCTCAAAGGATTATATCTGGTGATAAGAATGCATTCTTTGGTGAAGCATATAATTTATCTTATACAGACGTATATGATTTCGCGTCAGCACCAAATAAACAATCTTTGAAAAAATACGAAATACAATTAGGACTTAAACATCATGAATTAGGATTACCTTGGGATCAACCAGTACCTAAGGAAAAATGGTTGAAGGTTGCTGAATATTGTGATGATGATGTTCTTGCTACAGAGGCAACGTTTAATTATTTGAAGAATGACTGGACAGCTAGAAAAATTCTAGCAAAAATGGCTGACATGTCCGTTAATGATACAACGAATACTTTATCTACTAGAATAGTATTTGGGAAGAACAAGAACCCGCATGATGAATTCAATTATAGAGATATGTCGTTACCAGTATATTATCCAGATGAGATGATGTTTGGACCTCAGGATGACGACCCAGATGATTTCTTTAACAAAGAAAAATATGTTCCTTTTGACACTATAAATATGGATATGTATGAGTTCATAAAACATAACAACATATTACCTCTAAGATTTGAAGCTTGGAATGGAGAAAAGAGTTTATTACCTTTCTTCCCGGGTTACAAATTTGAAAATGGAAAGTCTACTTACAGAGGTGAAGAAGTGGGTGAGGGTGGATATGTGTATGCGGAGCCTGGAATACATCACAATGTAGCGTTATTGGACGTAGCATCAATGCATCCACATTCAATGATAACCGAGTGTTTATTTGGACCAAAGTATACAAAGAGATTCATGGATATAGTTCAATCCAGAATAGCAATAAAACATAATGATGAAGAAGCCATAAAATCATTACTGGATGGTATGTTATATGAAGTGTTAAAAGACGGGGAATATTCAACTAAGGCTCTAGGTACAGCGCTAAAGACTCCTATAAACTCAGCATATGGTTTAACTAGTGCGTCCTTTAATAATGCATTTAGGGACATAAGGAATAAGGATAATATAGTTGCCAAACGTGGTGCTTTATTTATGATAGATCTAATGAAAGAGGTTCAATCTCTTGGATTTACTGTTGCACATGTCAAGACTGACTCTATAAAAATACCAAATGCTACTCCTGAGATAATAGAGCATGTTATGAAATTTGGAGAACGATACGGTTATAAATTTGAGCACGAGGCAACTTATGAGAAAATGTGTCTAGTAAATGATGCGGTATATGTTGCTAAATATGCGACAGAGAAACTCTGTAAGAAATTATATGGGTATACTCCGGGTGATTGTAAGGACCACGGTGGTGAATGGACTGCTACTGGAACTCAATTCCAAGTTCCATATGTGTTCAAGAAGTTATTCAGTAAAGAACCAATAGAGTTCAAAGATTTATGTGAGACTAAATCAGTTAGTTCATGTATGTATATGGATATGAATCCCGGAGAGCCGCCTATTGATTCTAGTGACTTACATTTCATTGGTAAGGTTGGCTCGTTCTGTCCTATGAAAGAGGGACATGGTGGTATATTACTAAGGGAATCTATAGATAAGAAAACTGGTGAGAAAAAATATGGAGCAGTAAATGGAACAAAAGGTTATTACTGGCTTGAGTCTGACATGGTTAAGGAACTTAATGAGGAAGAAAATATAGACAGAACCGTATATAACGAACTGGTTAATGACGCAGTAAAAGCTATTGAAAAATATGGCGACTTTGCACAATTTGTCGATTAGATACGCAATGTTTACAAGCGCTATTATGAAAAGAGATAAAATATAAGATAATGACGAGTGTTATTATAAATAGGTATATGTTCACGTAACGAGATCGTAAAGATTGGCTGTGATGATGGAGTTTCGATGCCCAGACATATACTTCTCTTTTTGATTTAAAAAAAATAAATAAAAAGGATGGATGAAAAATGGCAAAACAAAATTTAGTAATTGAGAATGCGAGAATAATATTTAGGAACTTTTCAGGAGCTGGGGATAAATTCAATAGAGAAGGAAATAGAAACTTCTCAGTTGTAATAGATGATCCAAATATGGCTGAAGATTTAGTTAATGATGGTTGGAATATAAAGGTGTTAAAACCTAGGGATCCTGATGATGAACCTACACATTATCTACAAGTAACTGTAAATATGGATGGTGCAAACCCACCTAAAGTAAATATGGTTACAAAAAGAAATATAGTTTCTCTGGACGCTGACAGTATAGAAACTTTGGATTATGCTGAAATAGGTAATGTTGATATGACTATAAGACCGTATGATTGGGAAGTTAACGGTAAGACTGGTAGAAAAGCATATTTAAAAAACATATATGTATCTATAGTCGAGGATGACTTTGCTAGAAAATACGCTAATGGATATGATGATGGGGAGCCGTTGGAACCATTCGATTATAGGAGGTAGGTTAATATGAATAAAAAATTAAAGAGTATTATTGTTGGTGTAATGTTAACTTTGACCGTGTTTGTTTCTGGATGCGTTGGACAACAATCTGATAAGGTTTCACAAAATCTATCACAGGAGGCTGATAATTTTAACGTCGTTAGACAACTAACAGTAATTAACTGTATTCAGGGAGATGTTATATTTCAGATGACAGGTAAATTATCCATCAAAGCCGATACAGCAGATAAACAATTAGAAGTAATTGTTGAAAATTCAGATGGATCATATCAAAAACATTTTATTGGGTTAAGTGACAATGTGACATATGTTGTTGAGCAGAAGAATATTAAGAATGTTGATAAGTATAAATACACTCTTAATTATAACCCTAAGATGTGGATACCGGCAGGTTTAAAAAACATAGATTAATGCGCGATAAAAACACTTACTCTTATGAGGAGAGTGATTAATGTGAATTTTATAGAAGATTTAATAACTGATGAGAGTGTAATACATTTTAAGAACGGTGATATGGTAACTGGAGCTAAAGGTGTTTCTGACCTTATACAAAGGTGTTGTGAAGAATATAACGCTGGATATATGGAGGGTATGAAACAAGCAATAGGTAAAGGAGCTATTATCGGCGCGTTAGGTGTTTGTGCTGTTATTGGAATTAGTAAAGTTATAAAACATAGAAAGAAAACTCAAAAATAAGGATTAGAGTCTTACATAGACTCTTTCCTTTTATTAGCTGACCACTATAACGTAAGGGTCAGGTATATCTTATAATGGAGGGATTATAAAATGATTGATATTTTAGAAAAAATAATTGTACAGGGACATGATTTAAATATTTATGGAACTAAGGACGAACCATTATTCTTAGCAGTAGATGTTGCTAGACTTTTGGATTATAGTGTCGGTAACACTTCCCATATGTTAAAAACTGTTGATCCGGATGAAAAAAGATTAGTGAGCATTCGTAACAATAATACGAGTGCTCGTGGAAATGCTGTGGATAAATGGTTTCTAACAGAATATGGTTTATATGAAGTTTTAATGCAGTCTCGTAAACCAATAGCTAGACGATTTAAAACAAAAGTTAAAGGTATTTTGAAGGATTTAAGATTGAGAGACGAAATGGATTTCGAAGATATGCTCAATGGTTCTGATCCTCTGGTTGACGAATGGGAAGCAGAGTGTAAACGAAGAGAAGATAACGATGATGAAGATATATCTTTTGAGGATTATTTAAAAGAATATAAAGGTTATACGGACGATATGTTCTAGGGAGGAATTACACATGGAAAAATATATTAAGGCTGGAATAGCTGGATTGTTAACATTAGGTGTTGGCATGTGTATCGGTCAAAAAATAGGATTCGCAAAGGCTGACAAAACACTTGTAAAAATATACAATACTGAACATGGTGGAATTAGAGAAATAGATGGAGTTGAATATTTAATAAACGTTGCTAAAAGGGTAGACAAATGAAACTTTTATATGACTACCAATTAAAAGCCGTTGAACAAATGTCTAACGGTTGTATATTATGTGGTGGAGTTGGTTCTGGTAAATCTAGAACCTCTCTAGCATATTTCTGTAAAGAAAACGGAGCAGACCTATATTCAGATAAACCAATAAAAATGACAAAACCACAAGACTTATATATTATAACTACAGCGAGAAAAAGGGATACTCTCGAATGGCATGGTGAACTTCCTATTTGGAGAATGTCCAGTCATCCCGAATTAAGTTTATATAAAAAACAAAAGATTGTTATAGATAGTTGGAATAACATTAAGAAATATTCAGATGTGAAGGATGCTTTCTTTATATTTGACGAACAAAGAGTAATTGGTAGTGGAACATGGGTTAAAGCTTTTTTAAAAATAGCTAAACATAACAAATGGATATTACTATCGGCTACTCCGGGTGATTGTTGGTCTGACTATATTCCAGCATTCATCGCTAATGGTTTTTATAAAAATAGAACACAATTTAATGATGATCACGTTGTATACAAAAGATTTAGTAAGTTTCCACAAATAGATAGATATATTAATACTGGTAGACTTATTAGATTAAGGAATAGAATATTAGTAGATATGGATTTCAACAGAAAGACTATATCACATCACGTAGATATATTTACAGATTATCCAAAAATGAAATATGCAGATGTTATGAAAAATAGATGGAATCCTTATAAAAATGAACCCATAGTTAACGCTGCAGAATTATGTTATACTTTGAGAAAAGTTGTTAATAGCGATTTAAGTAGATTAGATAAAGTGTTAGATATATTTGAAAAACATAAAAGGGTTATTATATTTTATAACTTTGATTATGAACTAGAGATGTTAAGAAGTTTAGAAGAATCGTATGAATTAAATAAATATCATACAGTAGAGATAGCGGAATGGAATGGTCATAAACATCAACCAATACCTGATTGTCCGCAATGGATATATTTGGTTCAATATAACGCTGGGGCAGAAGGTTGGAATTGTATTAAGACCGATGCTATCATATTCTATTCTCAGAATTATTCATACAAAATTGAAGAGCAGGCTCGTGGTAGGATAGATAGACTTAATACGCCATTCACCGATTTATATTATTATCATCTGAAGAGTAAATCAAAAATAGATCTAGCTATTGCTAGGGCTTTACAAAGTAAAAAGAATTTTAACGAAGGTAAATACGCATCGAGTTTTAAATAGGAGATGATAAAATGACAAACGTGATAATTTTAATAATTTATTTTGGTATTGGTTTATTAACCGGAGTTGGATCATATAAAAAAGCTAATCATGTTGGTTATATAAATATCATAAGTAATATAATAACTAGTATATTGATTATCTTTATTTGGCCAATATTAATAATTGCGGCTTTAATAATATTTTCGATATGTAATAAGGAGTAATTTGAATGAAAGTTAAAATTGGAGATAAGATCTACGATAGTAATGTAGAACCAATAATGTTAATTCTTGACGATATAGATAAACAACGAATATCGTGGATGGGTGATCAACATAAATATTGTAGTTACCCTGATGGAACAGAAGTTAATAAAATAATTAAATTTATGGAGGGATAAAAATGCAAACAGAAACTAAGGAAGTATATTTTAATGTGTACTGCAAAACATGTAAATATCAACCAAAGGCTGAACACGAGGATCCTTGTCACGATTGTCTTAGTACACCGGCAAATATAAACTCACACAAACCAATTAATTATGAGGAGGCGTAATATGAGGATATCTGAGACCGAGTATTATTTAGGTATAGCTAAGGCTGTATCTAAACGTAGTACATGTATCAGAAGACAATATGGAGCAGTAATAGTAAAGAATGACGAGATTATAGCTACTGGATATAATGGATCACCACGTGGTCATAAGAACTGTTGTGATATTGGTCATTGTTGGAGAAAAGAAAATAATATACCTCACGGTAAAGAATATGAATCCTGTAGAGCAGTACATGCCGAACAGAATGCTATGTTGTCTGCATCTAGAAGAGACTTAATTGGTTCGACTTTATATTTAGTTGGTTTTGAAAATGGTGAGGAGATAGATCCAGATAAAGTAAGACCTTGTGTTATTTGTGAGAGAATGATTATCAATTCTAAAATATTACAAGTAATAACAAAATAAAAAGAAAGGGTGTTGAGAAATGAGAAAAATAATGATATTGGAAAATGGTTCAAGAGATGAAGCTTATAGAAGATTTGATGAGGTTAAAAATTCTATATCTGATTTTAAAAAAGAATCAGTTGGTATTAGTGGTAATTTAAGAAACCATAAAGACGGTTGGAACGTTGTTAAAGTGGAACGCTAATAATTGTTGAGGAGGGTCAACATGAATAACTTTGATCTTTTGGAAAAGATAATAATGGATATGTGTAAGACTAATAAGATTGGTTTTATATGGACTAATAATGATCCGTGTGATTCCTATGTATTATCGTTTAAGAAATCGAACAAGATGTTTAATTTTATGATAAATAGGCGGGATATGTGTATGAAACCTTTCGCTCTTATTAAAGCAGAAATAGAACACGTTATACGTGAGTTCATAAAAGAAACAGAATCAAAATAAGTTCGGGTCTTATATAGACTCGTTCTTTTTATATTTACTAGGGGGTTATTATGAAAAAGAAAACATTAGTTTTTATAGTGGGGGAAACTGGTTCAGGTAAAGATACAGTCGCTAATAAATTACCACACCCTAAAGTGGTTAGTTATACTACTAGAGCGATGAGAGACTCTGATATGGATGGTAAAAATCATTGGTTTATATCTGAAGCAGGTATGGATAAATTAGAAGAGAGAGACGATTTAATAGCATATACTAAGACTGGTGACGTTAGATATTGTGCCAAGGCTGATCAATTGAACAGGGGTGTCAACATCTATATTATTAATCCTGACGGAGTTAGATGGTTTAGAGAAAATTATAAAAAAGATGATCTTAATGTTATTATTATAGGTTTATATGTACCACTAGGAGAAAGAATAAAGAGATGTAGCACCAGAAGTGATTTCGAGACGTCGTTTGCTAAAAGGGTAACTGCTGAGCAAAATGATTTTAATAGATTTAGACTAGATGGTGAATTCGATTATCTTATAAAGAATAATGATTCTGACAAAACAGCAGATATTATATTTGACATAATACAAAAGGATTTATTATATTCTGTGTTTGAAGATTAAGGAGTTAACAAAATGGATGATAGACTTATACTGGTACGGGTCCCTTCGACTCAGGACTTTATAGAGTTAGCCGATAAAATTAGGAATAATAATATTCATTGTTCTATTATGTTGTTGGAGCATAAGATATACACTAAGAATTTAATAATAAAATGTATAGTGATTCCTTATGGAAGAAAAAATGTTAATTATACTAGAGGTTTGAGAGCTAAAGGTTGTTTCGGTTTTGATGACGAGTCTACTTATTATATAACTAGAAATAGCAAAAACATATGTGATGGTTATGGATTAATGGAATATATTTTAGAAAAAAATAAAGAGGAGTGTTAAAATGAATTTAAAAAATGTTGGTGAGGGTAAGGTTGTATTAATTGCAGGAGGCGGAAAAATATATACGGATTTAGCTGCAAGATTTGTTAGATCAGAAAAAAGTTTGGATGATATAATATCGTCTCCTTACGATAAAAACATAGTAGATAATATTATTAACAGTGGACACAAAGCTGCCGTTGAGTTTGACTACTTTATATTTGGCGTTGAGGGTTATGCTAGATCTACTGAGGTTCAATTAGTAAGAAAGAGATTAGCGTCATATATCATTAAGACTGGTAGGGCTCAGAAAGATGGTAAACGTTCATTTGATGTGGTTGTCCCAGAAGACGTGATGGACTTCTTTTCAAAATTTGAGGGCTTTGATGCTAGACACGTAATACTTCCAAATGGTAAATCGCTCAAAGAAGAATTTATAAATATAGATTCGGTTACCCTTAACATAGATGCAATGGATATTTTAAAAATGGTTGAGTGCTGGTATGATACAGGTGTTAAATATGGAAAGAAAGAAGAGGAACTTAGATATATCAAACCTCAGGCAACTGAATTTAAAGCTATTATAGGAATGAATGCACATTCACTAATGGATTGGTTTACTATTAGGTGTTGTAAGAATGCCCAAACTGAAATAAGGGATATGGCTACTAAAATGATGAGTTTATGTAAAGCTGCTGCGCCAGATCTATTCAAATATGCTGGACCTAATTGTAAGGTGTTGGGTTATTGTCCTGAAAATCAGTATCAACATAAAGATTGTAAAGATAAAATAATTACTAAGGATAGGGCGTTAGAAATATTAAAAAACTATAAATAAATTATTGGGGGTTAGTAAAATGGGTAAAAGACACGTAATTCATAATGGAAGTGGATATGCAGATCCAACAGTGGATGCTGTAATTGAGAGGGAACACAATGCTGATGTTGAACGCAGAGAAAATAACAAATATAAACATATGGCTGGAACTATAAAAAGAATTCTCGAAAATAATGGTTACGAACTTGAAGGACCCATATCTTTAATCAACATGGCTAATGGCAGAAAAAGGAGGATATACTAAAATGAAAGTGATATTCAAACAATGTTTAGAGTGCAAATTAGGAATGTATTGTTATAAACAAGGGATGAAGAAATGCCCTAAAATAGAATTTGCTGCTAAAAAATTTGGAATACCAACTAAAATGTATGAAGGAGAACGTGTTGATGAAAGATAACGACATGCAATTTTTCGATTGGGTTGAATTAGGTTTATATGTAATTGTAACAGTGTGTACGGTAGGATTGATAGTATACTGAAGGAGGTAAAAAATAATGGATAGGGATTTTGGTATAGGAGATATAGTTCTTTGTACTGATAGTGGAGTGGTGGGTACAGTATTAAACTTTTATACTCCAACTACATGTGAAGAACAAACTAAGGTTTTAACAGACGATGGGCGTAAATATCATGCGCCCACTTATACTTGGGTTAAATATGCCGAGGGATCATCTGATATAGTAAAAGGTTTGTTAGCTGGTTCAGACTTTGATGGCGTGGTTGAAATACCTATTGATATGGCGAGACCTGGAGAAAAAAACGTCTTTGTGTTACCTGATAAAATATCCCAGGCACTAATCGATGATATAAAAGAAGTTTTAAATAAACATTATGGTAAAGCAATATATGGAGGTGAAAGATAATGAGTAAAAGATTATTATTTATGGATGTTGAAACTGGCGGATTAGATCCCGAAAAACATTCATTATTAACAATAGCTCTATCTGTTTATGAAGATGGAAAAATAATAAATAAGAAAGATTTCGCAGTTAGACATGATGTATACAACGTTTCTGCTCAAGCTCTAAAGATTAATAATATAAATTTAATAGAACATCATGACATAGCAACAGATGAGGCGATCGTTGTCGACGAGATAATAAAAATTATAAAGGATAATTTTATTGATTGCGAACCAATCGTAGCCGGACACGGAGTTGATTTTGATTACAAATTTATAGCTAAACTATTTAGAGACAATAATTATAATTTTTCGGATTATGTATCGCATAGAAAATTAGATACGTGTAGTATCCTAAAATTTTTAATGGTTACTGATTCTATTGATATTAGGAGTGCAAGTTTAGAGAATGCCATAAAATATTTCGGAATAGAAACAAAAGATAGACACACTGCTAGAGATGATGTTGACGCTACGGTGGTCTTATTCGAAAGGTTGGATAAATTAATAAATGAAGACAACAAATAATAATTATTATGTAGATAAAGAAAGGAAGTGTATTGTAATGAGTAAAGGAAGTTATGGTTTAGGTAGTTTTCTATTTGATTTATTTATGACTTGGATAACTGGTGGAATATGGTTATTATGGATATTATTTAGATACATGAGAAGATAGTATTCGCATTCTATACACCGCCTATTATGAGAAATAATCATATTTAGGAGGAATGAAAAAATGAGAAACATAAAAGATATTTATGAAAGTCAAAAATTTCAGGATTTAAAATGGAGGGTCGAACAGAAGATTCAAGATGGCAAGGATTGGGTCATAGAAAATAAAGAAGCGATCATAGTTTTAACGCCAATAGTTATAGGTATTGCTGCACCGATTATAAAGACGGTAGGTAAACATATAACGTTACGTAAGACTAAAGATCTAAAAGAATTATATTGCTATGACAGAAGTCTAGGTCATTATTGGAGACTTAAGAGAGAACTTTCAAATAAAGAATGGATAATAATTGACAGACGTAAAAAATGTGGAGAACGTTTATCTGATATTCTAGAGGATATGAGAGTATTAAAATAAGGTAGGGGCCCTAACAAGGCCTCTTATCTTTTATTTGACATATGGGGGATAAGTAATGGGTAGAGAAGAAAAAAGAAAGATGGATCGTTTGGAGCAATGGTTCAATAGTTTAGCAGAAGATAAGAAACAAATGATATATGGAATAATAAATGATAAAATAAATTCAAATAACAACATGATGAACGTGATATCTGACATGTGTATGATTGGTGCGTTGGATGATGTATTAGAAGTCACCATACATGATATTAAAAATGTTATTACAAAGACTAAAGAATATATGGTTGATTACGGGGAATTTTTAGAAAATGAAAAAAACGGGGGTATAAAAATGATTGATAATGAGGAACTAAGAAAAGAAATTAAAGGTAAAATAATAAAACTTATGAACACTAAGGTGGCTAAGGCTAAGGGTCTAAAACTTCTTAAGAACGAATTCAATTTACCATTTGCTGAGCTATCAGATTTATGGTTGGAGTGTAAGAATATGGAATATCGTAAAGAAACAGATAGGGTTCCGGAAAATGTTGGACCAATCGTTGTTAATCCTATAATTAATAAAGAAGTTGTTGTAGAGGAGAAAAAGATGGAGAACATTAATGAAAAAGAAGCTGGAAAAACAGTAGGGCCAGAAAAAAAGATTAGTTTAAAGGTGATTAGAGTTACTACAGAAGTTGAAGGCGAATATGGCACTTATATTAAGAATGCTGATGGTGTTAAAATAGGTGATAGATTATATAGCGATAAAGATATGGTTATGAAAGAGAAGGTTAAATTGGCTGCGGAGTACAACACTAAGATTGATGGTGTAAAAGCTAAAATTGAAGCATTAAAGACGTCATTAAAAGAGATTCAGGAAATTGGTATGAAAGAGATTGAAAAGTTTACTGAGATAGAATCAGTGTTTGATATATAAAAGGGAGGAAATAAAAAATGAACTTAGTTGGAAAAGGTGATAAACATATAATAATTGAAAATGACAGCCAGGAAGAAGCCGGTAGGGTTTTAGAGAATATTCATAAACAATTAGTCGGTAATCAGGATTATATTGATAGTAACATAGTATTAAATGATGATGGGTGTACGGTGCATTTATATATTTTTAAAGAAACTACGAATGTGCCTAAAATACAGATTTAAAAAGGGGTGTATCATATGACTGAGGATATGAAAAAAGAGATAAAAGATATATTAAAAGAAAACCTAACAATACGAGTTGATAATTGGCAATTTCATTCTGATATAATAATAAAATTTGATGGTGAGATAATAACAAAAGCTGAAATTGATAATTAGTATATGCGCGAGAAAAACATGTTGTGTTATGAGAGAGTGTTAGCTATCATGGTAGGAGCGCACCTGAAATATTGGTGAGGGACGGGTTCGAATCCCGTACATTCTCTTTTCTTTTTGCGCCAGACATACATCTCCTATTATGGAATAATAAAATTATTAGGAGGTTACGATTATGGAAATAAAAATATCAAACGTAAGACATGATGAATTTGAAGGTGTAAATTCTATAAGTATACAATACGACTATAAAAAAATTAATAAAAAAATGTTTGGGACATTAAATATAGACGATTATAATGACGATAAAGAATTTAGGATCAGCGATGTTCATATGGGCTACACGTTGTATGATAGCGATTTCAAAAATGTAGTAGATTATATAAATAATATTATATCTGGTAAGAAATTAGATGAGGTATTAAAAACGTTAGAGGGGTTTTGATACTTCCTCTTTTCTTTTTACACGCGATAAAAACATATGGTATTATGAGAATAAATCTTAGGAGGAATTAATTATGATGAACAAGATAATAAATGATTTTAAATCGGTAAGAGAGCAACTAGGTTACTATTTTGGTAGGGAAATCCCATTATGGATAGCAATACTATATTATGTAATTGTTGGAGCTTTGGTGTTACCGTTTTTACCATTTTTGCGCGTTTGGCTTAATAGAAAGATAAAAAAGATGTTCGAAGAAGATGAAGCATAGGCTTCTCTCTTTGTTTTTTGCTACATATTATTTTGTTTTTGCGCTTTATATACAACTCCTATTATGGAATAATAAATATAGGGGGAATCAATTATGGATTTTGAACAACAAACAAAGGAAGCAGATATGAAACTTTTGGAACAATACAGAAAGGAATTATCAGATTTAGAAAAGGGAATCGGGTTAGCTAAATGTATGTCTAAGAGAGAAATAGAAGAAGCCAAAGTTATGTTGAGGATCACCATACAGAGTTTTAAAGGATATTTATATTAAGAATATGTATTGAGTCTTACAAGGACTCTTTCTTTTTGCCCACTTTTGAAAAATGTGAAAGTGACCAGGATTGGTTTTTCGTGGAAATTTGGTAGAATTGTAAGGATGTTTTGTTATATTTATGGCCACTTGCCCACTTTCTGCCCACTTTCTGCCCACTTTTGAAAAACCCGCAAACCCGCATGGTTGAGCCATTTGTGAGGGTTTTTGCCCACTTTCCCACTTTTATTCTTTATTATTATGATAAAAAAATTAATAAATATAAAAGAATTGACCAAATAAAGTGGGCATCTGACCAAACCCGTATTTTGGGGCCGCAATTTATACATTTACTATTATGAAGGAGAGTGATTAAGATGAATGAAAAATCAAGAGCATATATTATATCAGAAGAGGAGAATATATTAAGTATTAGTTTGGACGTAATAGATTATGACAAATTATTTACAGAAGAATATTCAGAAATTTTGAATAAGATAAAAGATTTAAATGAATATGTCGACGCAATCGTAAAAAAACAAAACAAATAAATATTGAGCCTACAAGGGCTCTTTATTTTATTACACACTAAATAAACATGGGCTATTATGAGAACTTATTAAGAAAGGGGTAAAATAAATGAACAATAACATTAGACTGGAAATTGAAAAATATGTAATGGAGGAATTCAAATCAATAAAGAATTTGGATCCAACGGAGGATGGATATTATGGAGCTAGAAGCAGCATAGTAAAAGAAATTAGTACTTTAGTAGACTTACTACAAAAGGAGGATATTAATAACAATAATTCTAGATTCAATGATGAGAAGATTAAAAACGAAATCGCTAAGATTGAGAAAGATCATCAGTTAGGTTTAAAGAAACTCGAAAGTGAAAACGATAAAAATAAGAAATCTCTAGACTTAGAAAAAGAAAAGATCAAAAACAATTATGAAGTAGATATTAAGAAAATCGAAAATGATAACAACAAGATTGATAATGAGTTGCGTAAAATAACTTACGAACAAGAGTTAAGCGAAAGAAAACTTGAAAGCGAAATCTCAAAGATCGATAATGATGTTAAGAAAATGAACAACGATTATGAACTTAATAAAGAGAAGCTTAATAAAGAATATGAGATCAATAAAGAAAAGATAAGAATAGAGAGTAAAAAAAATGAAGATAGTTTAAACTTAGAGAATAGAAAGATAAAAATAACTGATAAGAAAAATAATAGCGATGTGAAATTAAAGCATCAGGAATTGAAAATAGAAGTTGATAAGAATATAGAACTTAGTAGAGATAGAATTATTAAAGTAGTATTAGAAGGTATTACTGTATTAGTACCAGTAATGTTCTACAACGCTTGGATGGATAAAGGATTTAAGTTTGAAGAAACCGGAACATTTACGTCAACTACGTTTAAGAATATGTTTAGCAGATTTAAACCAACTAAATAAAAATCAAAAAGATTGAGTCTTACATAGACTCTTTCTTTTTACACCATATTTACAAGCGCTATTATGAAAGGTGGTTGATTAATATGAATAAAATCAAAAAGTTTATAAAAGATCATGAAAAAGGATTAAAGATGACGGCTTGTGGTATTACAACGTTAGTGATTGGAGTTCGTATAGGAAGAATATATGAAAAAGCAAGATACGAAACGTTGTTAGATAATTTAGCTAGAACCGGAAAGACTATAAATAATTTTGTAGACGGAAAAGAATATAAATTATCAATAACTGAAGTAAAGAATTTGAGTCTTACATAGACTCTTTCTTTTTCTCCGTGATATTTACATATCCTATTATGAGAAAACATTAGGAGATGATAATGTGAAGTTATTAAAATTATTAATGGTATATCTGGAATGTAGAAGAGTTGGAAATATAATTGAAACTCTAATATATGTTGCAGCTATGATGGTGATAATTATATTTGCTTGTGTGTTATGTGGCATAATGGAATGGATATCGTGGGATTAGCCCAAACAAGGGTTTTTCCTTTTTCCTCGCGAATTATACATGTTATATAATGAGGAGTGTGATTAATAATGGAAAATATAAAAAATCAAATATCAAATAAAAAGAGTAAAATTAAAAAAGTAGCTTATGGAATAGGTCTATTAACAATTGGTTGTTACTTAGGTATAAAACTAGAGGAAACAGTAATTGGTATAGGTCTAGAAAAAATGGCTAGAAGTGGAAAAATAATTAAAACCGTTATTGATAATGAGGTTTATATTATGTCGATAGTTAAGGAACAAATCATAAAAGAATAAGCCCACAAAGGCTTTTTCTTTTTGTTCGACCACGCGAAAATTACATGCCCTTTTATAGAGAGAATAGGCATTTTTAATGCCTTGAGTGCGAATTGTACATTCTCTATATTTTTTGAGTGTACAAGCTATATAAATATAATGAGGGGGATCAATGTATGAAAGAAAATAAATTTCAGAGCGATTTAATCAAGAGAATAAAAAATATGTTCATGGGTTGTATTGTTTTAAAAAACGATCCTAATTATATTCAGGGTATTCCCGACCTTTTAATTTTATACAAAGATAAATGGGCTTCTTTAGAATGTAAAAAATCATCTACCGCATCACATCAACCAAATCAATCATATTTTGTAGATATGATGAATAAGATGTCATTCTCTAGATTCATATGTCCTGAAAATAAGGAGGAAGTATTAAATGAACTTCAACGAACATTTAAAGCTTGAGGGTAAACATGCATATTTAAGCGCTTCTAAATATAGTTGGTTAAATTATTCTGAAGACAAATTAAAAGATTCATATATTAGATCCGTAGCAGCACAAAAAGGAACGGAGCTTCACGAATTTGCATCTACTTGTATCAAGTTGAGACAGAAGCTACCAAAGAGTGAAAAAACCTTAAACAAATATGTTAATGATGCTATCGGTTACAAAATGAGTTCTGAAAAAATATTATATTATTCAGATAATTGTTTTGGTACAGCAGATGCTATATCTTTTAGAAGTGGTTTGTTGCGAATACATGATTTAAAAACTGGGGTTACTCCAGCTCATATAGAACAACTATTAATATATGCAGCATTGTTTTGTTTAGAATATAAATTAAAACCTTCTGATATTGATATAGAATTAAGAATATATCAGAATGACGAAATAGTTTATCATATTCCCGAAGCAGATGAGATCTTGCCAATAATGGATAAGATAAAAACATTTGATAAAATAATAAACGATATTAAAAAAGAAGGTGATATTTAATGAATGGCGATAACCTAAGACATTATGGAACCCCCAGACATTCAGGTAGATATAAATGGGGTTCTGGTGGTGACCCATACCAACATAGTGGTGACTTCCTAAGTAGGGTTAATGAATTAAAAAAGAGTGGTATGAGTGAAGTAGAAGTAGCTAAAACCCTTGGTTTTGTAGATCCAAAAACTGGAGTAACACAAACAAGTAAATTAAGAACTCAAATATCGTTAGCTAACTCCGAACGTAAGATGTTATTGTATGAACAGGCTAAAGCTTTAAGAGATAAAGGATATTCTCTATCTAAGACTGCTGAAATTATGGGTTACAGTAACGATTCATCCATTAGATCCATTCTGGACGAGAAGAGTTTAGAGCGATCGAAAGAAGCCACCAAGACTGCTGACTTTCTAAAGAAACAAGTAGATGAAAAAGGAATGATCGATGTTGGTACTGGTGTTGAGAGAGAACTAAACGTATCTAAAGAAAAACTAAAGACTGCTCTATATATTTTAGAGATGCAAGGATATCCTACATATGGAGGAGGAATTGCTCAAGCAACCAATAAAGGTCAACAAACAAACTTAAAGGTGTTATGTCCACCTGGAACAGAACATAAAGATATTTACGACTTCTCGAAAGTAAACACTATTGGTAATTATACATCTAGAGATGGTGGGGAAACATTCGAGACTTTCCATTATCCGTCGAGTTTAGATAGTAAAAGGTTACAAATAAATTATGCTGAGACTGGCGGTATCCATAAGGATGGAGTCATAGAATTAAGAAGAGGCGTTAAAGATTTATCGTTAGGTAATTCTAACTATGCCCAAGTTAGAATAATGGTGGATGGAACACATTATCTAAAAGGTATGGCTGTGTATGCTGATGATTTACCAAAGGGTGTTGACGTTAGGTTTAACACTAATAAAAAGACTGGTACACCACAAGGTGATGTTCTTAAAAAAATAAAAGAGGATCCAGACAACCCGTTTGGTTCTCTAATAAAAGCTGGTGGACAGAGTAAATATGACGATCCTAATGGAAAATTCACAGATCCACTTACGGGAAAGAAACAATCATTATCTCTTATAAACAAGAGAGCTGATGAAGGAGACTGGAATGATTGGAAAGATAAATTACCATCACAGTTTCTAGGTAAACAAAATCTGTCCCTAATTAAAAAACAATTGGATCTTACTAAACAGGAAAGAGAAGCTGAGTATAATGAAATATTATCATTAACTAATCCAACTATTAAAAAGAATTTACTTAAATCTTTCTCAGATGACTGTGATTCTGCAGCTGTCCATTTAAAATCAGCAGCATTACCGAGACAGAAGTATCATGTAATACTACCAATCAATTCTTTAAAAGATGATGAGGTATATGCACCAAACTATGAGAATGGTGAGAAGTTAGCTCTTGTTAGATTTCCACATGGCGGAACGTTTGAGATACCAATCTTAACTGTAAATAATAAGAACAAAGAAGCCAGAGCAACAATGGGTTTGAATGCTAAAGATGCTGTTGGCATAACAAGTAAGGTTGCTGAGAGATTATCTGGTGCGGATTTCGATGGTGATACGGTGTTAGCAATACCAACTAACAAAAACGTAAAGATAACATCTACAAATCCGTTAAAAGGTTTGGAAGACTTTGATAGTAAATCATATAAGTATAGTAAGACAACGAAGGATGCAGAAGGTAACGATCATTACTATGATGCTAATGGTAATGAGTTTAGAAGAATGAAGAATACTCAAACTGAAATGGGTAAGATCTCAAACTTAATAACTGATATGACATTAAAGGGTGCAACAGAAGATGAATTAGCTAAAGCGGTAAGACATTCAATGGTTGTCATAGATGCTGAGAAGCACATCTTAAATTATAAGAAGTCTGAAATAGATAATGATATAGCATCATTAAAGAATAGATATCAAGGTCACTATGATGATCAAGGTAAGTGGCATTCAGGTGGAGCATCAACTCTATTATCTAGAGCTAAAGGTGAACACCAAGTCATCAAAAGAAAGGGTTCCCCTATAATAGACCCCGTTACTGGAGAGCAGACATGGAAGGAGAACTATCAACAATACACTGATAAGAATGGTAAAATACAAACAAGAATGCAGAAGTCTACTAACATGGCTGAAACTAATGATGCTAGAACCCTATCTAGTGGAACACTACAAGAGGAAGCTTATGCCGATTATGCAAACAAGATGAAGTCTCTAGCTAATCAGGCTCGTAAAGAGATGATGAGTACTGGAGATGTTAAGTATAATCCTGAAGCAAAAGCTAAATACTTAAATGAATTCAACTCTTTAAAATCTAAACTAAACATAGCATTAAAGAACGCACCAAAAGAAAGAAGGGCTCAAGTTATAGCTAATACTACTATTAAAGCTAAGAAACAAGAGTATCCTGACATGACTAAAGGTGAGTTAAAGAAGGTTAGTCAACAGGCATTAACTGCTGCTAGAATTCAAGTTGGTGCTAAGAGAGAGACTATAAAGATAGATGATAGAGAATGGGAAGCTATACAGGCTGGTGCCATAAGTCCAAACAGACTACAACAGATCATTAACAATGCAGACATGGATGTACTAAGGCAGTTGGCAACACCAAGGACAACCAATACTTTATCTAATATTAAAGTTTCTAAAATAAATCAAATGATACAATCAGGAAATTATACAACAGCACAGATAGCACAAGCTGTAGGTGCATCAACATCAACCGTTATGAACTACATGAAAGGAGAAGCGAGTTAACATGAAGAGAGCTAGAATAACAACGTTCGATAACCCATACAATCCACAAGAAGAGTTCAGTCAATGGTTTCTCTTCGATGTTACTAATGGTTATAACACTTGTGCATTGTTGAGTAGGGTGTCTAAGATCTCTGAACAATTAAGTGATGAAGAGAACGAGGTGGAGAACGAAAGAGCAATTGATGAAATAATAAAATACGATTTCCAAAATATTTACAAAAAGG